GTGCGCAACCCGCTCGAACCTGAGTCAATGACCCCGGCCCAGCGCCTGGAGGAGGTGGCGGGCCTGCTCGCCACCGGCTTTCTGCGCCTCCGACTGCGGGGCGCGGACGGGAGAAAGAAACCTCTTGATGTTCTTCGGGAACCGAGGGATGAATGTGTCGAACCCGAGTCGGAGGCAGAGACAGATGAGTGACAGCATCCTGAAGCAGATCGCGGATCTGGGGCGGCTACCAGCCCGAGACCTGCAAGACCGTTGGCGAGAACTGCATGGCAGCGAGCCGCCGGGGTACAACCGCACCTTCCTGACCAAGCGGCTCGCTTACCGCCTCCAGGAGCTCGCACACGGCGGTCTGTCCGACACTACCCGCAGCCAGATGGCCGACGTCCTGCGAGTGGCGAAGCTGAACGAGGACGGTGCCATCGGCGGAAACGGGCGGCAGGGGAAGCGCGACCGCGACCTTCCGACAGCCGGCACGCGCCTGGTGCGAGAGTGGAACGGCAGGCGCTATGAGGTGACGGTGCTCGTGAAGGGCTTTGAGTTCGAGGGGCGGCGCTACCGGTCGCTTACGGCAATCACCAAGGCTATCACGGGCACCCACTGGAATGGCCGCGCCTTCTTTGGCCTGCGGCCACCTAACGGAGGTGAGAGAGCGCGATGAGACGAGAAGAGCGAGCGCCCACCAACCCGCGGCCTGTCCGCTGTGCAATCTACACGCGCAAGAGTACCGAGGAGAATCTGGACAACGAGTTCAACAGCCTGGATGCCCAACGTGAGGCGGGGGAGGCTTACATTGCGAGCCAGCGCCACGAGGGGTGGGTAGCTCTGCCTGCCCGTTATGATGACGGCGGATTCTCCGGCGGCACCTTGGAGCGGCCCGCCTTGCAGCGCTTGCTGCAAGACGTGGAGGCGGGGCTTGTCGACTGCGTCATGGTCTACAAGGTGGACCGCCTCTCCCGGTCGCTGCTGGACTTCGCCAGAATCGTTGAGGCTTTCGACCGGCGGGAGGTCTCATTCGTCTCGGTCACCCAGCAGTTCAACACTACCACCTCGATGGGCCGACTCACCCTGAATATCTTGCTGTCTTTCGCCCAGTTCGAGCGCGAAATCATCGGCGAGCGCATTCGGGACAAGGTGGCGGCTACCAAGCGCAAGGGCAAGTACTGCGGTGGCATGCCGGTGCTCGGCTATGACGTGGACCGCGACCGAAAGCGCCTCGTCGTCAACGAAGAGGAGGCCAGGCTTGTCCGCCACGTCTTCGCTCGTTTCGTCCAGGCGGGCTCGACGACGCTGCTGGCGCAGGAGATGAATGCCCAGGGGCACACCACCAAGTCTTGGGTCACGAAGGCCGCAAGGCTTCACGCCGGCCGCCCCTGGAGCAAAGCGGACATCTACCGGGTGCTCAACAATCCCCTCTACATCGGCGAGGTTACCCACAAGGGAGAACGCTTTCCCGGCGAGCAGGACCCCATCGTGCCCCTCCACCTGTGGGAAGAGGCGCATGCGATCCTGGCGCGCAACTACCGGGCGCGGGCGGCGCAGACGCGAGCCGAGACGCCTGCGCTGCTGCGGGGTATTCTCCACTGCGGCCACTGCCACTGCGCCATGGGGCCGACGTTCACGAAGCGCCGCGGCAAGCTCTACCGCTACTACCTCTGCGTCCACGCCTCGAAGAACGGCTATGGCTCCTGCCCCACGAAGACGCTGGCCGCGGCTGAGGTCGAGCAGGCGGTAGTGGACCAGCTTCGCGGTATCTTCCGCTCGCCGGAGGTGGTCGCCAGGACCTTCCGCGCCGCTCGGCAGCAAATGACTGAACACCTCGACCATCTCTCCCGACGGCGCGCCGATGCAGAGCTGGCGCTCCACGCGGTGAAGGAAGAGGCCGCGCGCTTAGTCGCTGCCAAGGGCGACGAGGGAGCATCCTTGCCTATTGCCCGCCGCCTGGGTGAACTGCGCGGCCTCATCGAGGAACAGGAGCAGACCCTGGACAGAGTTGCCTCCCAGATGCACCAGGCCGAGCAGGCCGCCTTCAGCGAACAAGAGGTGGTCGAAGCGTTGTCCTCGCTTGACCCCGTCTGGGAGGAACTCTTCCCCGATGAACAGTCGCGCATTCTCCATCTCCTGGTAGAACGAGTGGACATCCAGCCCGACGGGGCCGAGGTGCGCATCCGGGCTGACGGGCTGCGCTGCCTGGTTGCGGAACTGCGTGATGGCGCCCGAATCAGGTCACAGGCGGTGGCACGATGACCGAAATCCAGAGTCCAGAGCTTGTCGAGGAGGGCGACCACCTGGTCGTTCGGATTCCCCTGACCTTCAAGCGCCGGGGCGGGCGCAAAGAGATCATCACAACCGGCTGCCAGACCTCAGAGCCGCCCCGACCCTGTCGAACCAACAAGCCCCTGGTGGTGGCCATCGCGCGAGCGCATCGGTGGAAGGAACTCGTTGAGAGCGGGCGTTACGCGACCGTCGCGGAGATGGCGGCCGCCATGGGCATGGATGTTTCCTACGTGGCGCGGATTCTTCGTCTGTCCCTGCTGGCCCCGGATATCGCCGAGTCGATCATGCGGGGCGATGAGCCGAGCGGACTCTCCCTGGCTCGTCTGCTCGACATTCCGCCCTACTGGCCCGAGCAGCGGACGAAATGGGGGTTCCGGTCCCGATAGCGCCCGCAGCGCCTGTGCCCGACTGAGCGCCCACAAGTGGCCCCGTTGCGGGCGAATAGCCGGTCAGTGGGGCAAGGACGCCTACCTCTCCCTTCTTGCGGCACACAGGGGCTTCAGGGGCGGACAAAGGGGCAACCTGAGGCGGTCGCCGATGGGTCTTGACCCCTAACAAAGATTCGGTTATACTCTAGCCCTCTTCGCCTTCTCGGCGAGGAGGTTTTCTCTTCCTTGGAGACCTGCCATGAGACTGCCACGGAGACAGCAGGAGACGCTGGAATGGATCAGGGCCTACATGAGGATGCATGGCAAGCCGCCCACCATGCGGGAGATAGGGGATCACTTCGGAAGGGCGTCCTCATCGGTCTTCGAGGTGATCACGGCCCTTGAACACAAGGGCTTTCTCACCCGCGCCGACCGCCTCTCGCGTGGTATCACGCTGACACCCAAGGCCGGTGGCGGAAGAAAGAATACTGTTCACGTCCCCATCGTCGGTCACATCGCAGCGGGGCAGCCGATTCTGGCTACTGAGAACCTGGAGGGCACGGTGCCAGTGGATCGCCGACTGGCGGCTGGGCGGCTGCTATTCGCTCTGCGGGTGCAGGGCGACAGCATGATCGAGGCGGGCATACTGGAAGGCGACCTGGTGATCGCCGCACAGCAGGAAGATGCCCAGGAAGGCGACATCGTGGTGGCCCTGGTTGACGACGAGGCGACGGTCAAGCGGTTCCACCGCAGACCGGACGGGGCCGTGGAACTGCGACCCGAAAACCCGGAACACAAGCCCATCGTCATCAAGGAACCGCCGTTCATGATTCAAGGTAAGGTCGTGGCAGTACACCGCGAGGTGGAAACACCCGCGGAGGAGACATAACAGGAAGGAGAGAGGGGTGGTCCGACACGTCAAGCGCTTCGCCAACAAGAAGTTCATCCACACGGTAGACCTGACTCTGCTGAAGAGATTCCTGGAACGGTATCGTGAGGAGATCACTCTCGATCTGGATGCTTTGGGCGAGGACAACAAACAGACTCGCACTCGGCTGTACGAATACTTCCTGGCCGCCGACGAGAGCTACTCGCCCCAGATGCTCGACGACCTGCACCGCATCGCGGAGCTCAGCACCGAGGTGGGTGTTGCTCATCTGCGCCACCGTGCCGAAGTGGTGGGAGCGGAACTGATACCTGCCGCGGAGCTGGAGGAAAAGGACGGCCTGCGTTTCAACTGCCGCTATCTGGCAGTGCGCGCGTTCCTGGATCACCCCGATATCTTCGAGGCTGCGCTTGACTGGATGACGTTCGAGGATCACCAGAGTCCGGCCGAGTTCGTCGGGGTAGACGAGGATGTCAAGCCCCACGTCGGAAAGCCGGCCCGCGATGCCTTCGAGCAGCAGGCGAGCGCGTTCTTCAACACCCGCTACCAGGGTCGTTACTGCAGGGCTCGCCTGTACCATGACGAGGACGGCGTCAACATCCTGGTCATCCACGGCAAGCAGCCGGTCAGCACCCTGGTGATCGTCGGAGATCAAGAGCGGCCCTTGACTTTCCGCGAGACCAAGCAGGACACCCTGACCTACGATCAGGCTACAGGTCGGCTGAAGGTTACGGCCAGGACTGAGGAGGAAAAGCAGCGGCTGTGCGCGATCTTTGCCACCACCATTCTCGGAAAGCCGAAGTTCTTCGACCACGGCGAGTGCCGGCGGCTCTACACGCTCGATCCCATCGCCAAGGCGGGCGCGGACTTCCGCCTCGACGGCGAATGGGACCCCGATCTTGTGGAAGCCGCGGTGGTCGAGATCCAGTTCTACAACCAGCCGCGCGGGGGCTGGGTAATGACTATCCGCGATGCCAAGGATGCCATCGCCCGGCTGTACGAGAAATGCCCGGACACCGACCTGGCAGAAACGGAGATCAACTACGTGAGGCTGCGCTTCACCTTCCTGCTGAACGGCAAGAAGCGCAAGCGAACCGTGAAGATCAAGCCGCCCAGCCTGGCCAGTTTCGACCGGGCTTCCCTGGAAGACAAGGTGATGGAGCACCTGAAACGCAATGGCTTCTGTCTCTCCCGACGCGCTGCTGCGGCTGCTGCTTGACCGACTGGACGCGGAACAGGCCCCGGTTCTATCCGGGATAGAGGTGGCGCGCTATCCCGCGGCAGAGCGGGACCACTTGGTCGAACTCCGCCTGGTGACCGAGACCGCGCAGCTTGATGAGCTCGGGCCCTGCGAGTGCGGCACCGATGGTTGCTACCAGACTGTCCATCGTGACACGGGTGGATTGTGGGCAGTCTGCCCGAGCGCCAGTCTCAAGCCGCGGGCAATAGCTGAGGACGAGATTCGCCAGTTCCGCATAGAGGTCGGGAACTTTCACGAACGCCTGCGAGAGGCCAACCGACTGGACGGCGATGCGATCACTGAGTTCACGCGCACGATCTGCTTCCTGGGGCGCGCCAGTGTCGCGGGGCGGAAAGTTCCGGTGGTGCTAGCCCGCTGCCTGAGCGCCCGTTCCGCCGAGAGCGCCCGCTTCGAGATCCGCGGCCGCTTGTCCGACAAGCCGTTGTTCATTCTCACCCCGACGCCGCGTGCCCTGGACCTGCATACCCAACACCACCTCAAGGCCGACGGCCTGGTGCTGGTGTCGCTTGCCGACTCCCTTCTTGAGGCAGATAGAATCGCGCTTGACCGGCAGGCGCTGGAATCGCTGCTTCGGCCTGAGGAGGCCACCGGGGTATCCACTGCTGCGCTGCGGATAGACATTGGGCGCAGCCTCTGCTGTTTTCGCAGTGCCAACGTGACTTTGGCGAAGAGACCGTTCGACGTGCTTGTGCTCCTGGCAAAGGAAGCCCAGTGCGGGCCGGGCTGGGCGTCGCGTGACCGAATCTTTGAGACATGCTGGCGCGAGGATTGGGAGAGAGGCGTGGCGCCAAATGAAGAGCAGATCACGAAAATGGTCAGCGAGGTCCGCAAGGGTTTCCGGATCGCGACTCGCCTGTCCGACAGAGAGGCACGTTCATTAGTCGTGAGCAAGAGCAAGACTGGCTATCGGCTCAACCTTCGCCCGGATGAGATCGAAGTGATCTGATTCCGCAACCCTGCTCAGACCATCTCCTCGGACCGCCTCCAGGCGGTTCTTTCGTTTGGATCTGCCGCCTTTCCTTAGTCAGCTTTTCGCCGGAAACTTACCAGCTTTTCGCCAGGCTATTTCCCGCCGCCTCTGCGACCATGAGAGCTGAGAGCCAAACGGCTCCACAACTCTCAGTCATGGAGGTGGCGTATGCGAAAAAGCGATCTCTCCCCCGCCCGGCAGCGCCTGCTTGAGATCTGCCAGGAACTCGGCTTCGGCCGCATCGAGAACCTGCGGATCGTCGGCGGCGAGCCGGCCCTCGACCCCCCGCCCCACGTCGTGCGTGATATCGCGTTCGGCAAGGAGAACGGCCCTCGCCCCGAGCGCGAGGCTGGGGACTTCATCCTCAAGATCCACGCCGTGGAGTTCTTCGCCTCCCTCGATGAGATAGGCGACGCCGTGATCGAAGTCCTGACTGTCAAGCACGGACTTCCGTTCCAGATGAGTGTTCCGGTTCCGGTCTGAGACCGGAGCCATATTCCGTCACCAGACAACGTACTGGCCGCAGAGCGGAGGTCGTTGTGGGTGTCGCCTAAGCCGGCGAACTCGCAACGACCTCTGATCGTTTCTCGATGCTTCTCCGGAGCTGGGCGGCACCCGCCACGGGCTCCTCCTCGGCCGCGAGGAGGAAAGGATGGGTTCCGATTCCAGCCGCAAGGAACTCGACGCGGAGGCATTTCAGATCATCCGGCGCAAGGCGCTGCAATTGATAGGCCGGGCCGGCGTCAGCACGGACGACAGGGAGGACATCGAAGGGGACCTGACCCTTCACGTCTTGGAGCAACTCGCCAAGTTCGACCCCACACGGGGGAGACTCGGAGCGTTCGTCACCCGCGTCGTCGAACACAAAGCCGAAGACATCCTCGATGCCCGCTGCACCGCTCGCCGCGACTACCGGCTCGACGTCTGCTCGCTCTCGGATACCGTCCAGACCGCCAACGGCGAGGAGGTGTCCATCGAGGACATTGCCCATGAGGACGCCGTTCGCAGCCAACACAGCGTCGGCGAGTTGTCCCTCGAAGAGCAAGTCGCGCGCAAGGTTGACCTGGAGCGTCTCCTTGCCCACCTCCCCGCGGAGCAGCAAGACCTCTGCCGGCGGCTGATGAGCGCGACCGTCTCGGAAGTCGCGGCTGCCCTGGGGGTTCCGCGCACCACCCTCTATGGGCCGCTCGCCAGACTCCGGGCGATCTTCGAAGAGGCAGGTCTCCGGGAGTACCTCCAGCCGCCGTCACTTTCGCGCGAGTTCCCGTAGGTATGAAGTGGGCAAGGTTGAGCCACCCCAGGATGGAGAGACCGATGACACCGGAGATCTACCGCTTTCGCTTCGAGCCCGGCGCGTGCATGAAGGAGGTGCACGAGTCGCTCTTGCTCTCCATCTTCGCGGCCGAGGGCCTTCACGGCCGCTCCTGTATCCGCCTGGATGTTTCCTTCTGCGCCGACGACGACAAGCGCGCCCTCGTGGTGGACGCCCGCACGGAAGCGGGTCACACGGTGGCCCGTATCTTCACCAACTTCCTCATCCGACAGTTCGGCGAGGAAGCTTTCCGCATCGAGCGCGTCGGACGCCAGCGCGAGGACGCCCTGGTGGCGGAGGCTCGAAGATGACGCCTCGCATGACCACCACCTATTCCATGTGGAGCCTGTTTCGGAACTGCCGGAAGGCCTGCTACTGGCGCTATATCCGGGAACTTGCCCCGATCAGGCGTGACCCGCGCCTGGGCTTCGGCACGCTGATCCACGAGTGCCTGGAGCTATGGCACCGCGACCGCGACCTCGCAGCGGTGCTGGAGCACGTCGCCCAGAGGCTGCCGGCCCGAGTCCAGGATGATGAGCGGCAACGAGACTGGCAACTGGCCAGGGCCATGATGGCCGGCTACGCGAATCGCTACCCGGCCGAGGAGTTCGAGGTTCTCGCCCTTGAGCACACCTTCGAAGGCGAGATCATCAACCCGGCCACCAGGGCGCGCTCTCGCAGCTTCGTGCTGGCTGGCAAGGTGGATGGCCTGGTGCGCATCGGGGACGAGCACTACGTGCTGGAGCACAAGACCGCCTCCAGCCTCGACGCCGATTACCTTGAGCGCCTGTGGACTGACTTCCAGATCACCCTCTACGCCTATTACCTGGAGCAGGCGCTCAGTGTCCGCATCAACGGCGTGCTCTACAACGTGTTGGTGAAGGCGCGGCTGAAGCAGCGCCGCACGGAGAGCGAGGCCGAGTTCGCGGAGCGCCTGGCGGCCAAGTATGCTCAGCCGGCCATGTTTCACCGGGAGATGCTCTACCTCTCCCGAGACCAGTTCACCGTGCTGCGCGCCGAGTTGTGGGAGCTGACCCAGGCCTTCCTCGACGCCAGGCGACGCAACACCTGGTACCAGAACACCGCCTTCTGCTTTCACCACTACCGGCCGTGTGCCTACTTCGCGCTCTGCCGCTCCGGCGGCAGCCCCAACGTGATTGACAACTTCTACCAGCGCGTTCCCCCGCACGAAGAGCTGCGGGAACAGCAGGGGCCTTCCATGAGCGAGGCTCCTGCATTTTGACGAGAGGAGAACCGACATGCTTCCAACTGAAAAAACGCCGCCCAAACAAGACCTTGCCGACCTGACCCTGTTGATTTACGGGTCGAGCAAGATCGGGAAGTCGACCTGGTGCTCGCAGGCCGAGGGAGCGGTCTTCCTGGCGACCGAAGCGGGCCTGAACAACCTGGAGGTTTTCCAGGTGCCGATCACCAGGTGGGAAGAGTTTCTGCTGGCCTGCCGCGAGATCGCCGAGGGCAAGCACCCGTTCAGGACGGTGGTCATCGACACCGTGGACAACGCCTACCGGATGTGCGCCGATTACATCTGCGCCAAGTTCAAGATCGACCACGAGAGCGACCTGGGATTTGGCAAGGGCTACGCCCTGATCAACAACGAGTTTCACCGCGTCATCACGAAGGTCTCGCTGCTGCCCTACGGTCTCTTCCTGGTCTCCCACTCCCAGGAGCGGGAGATCGAGACTCGCACCGGCAAGCACACCCGGATCGTCCCCACCCTTCCCGACAAGGTGCGCAAGGTCGTGCTGGGGATGGTGGACCTGATTCTCTACTGCGACCTTGAGATGACCGCAGGCCCCGATGGCAGCGTGGCGGGTCGGCGGGTGATGCGCACCAAGCCGCACGTCAACTACGAGGCCGGCGACCGCACGGGACGCTTGCCCGAAGTGATCGATCTGGACTTCGGCAAGTTCCTCGAGGCGTTCAACCGGGGCGCACCCGCTCAGGCTCAGGCACAACAGCCAGTCGGTCGAGCGCCGAGCGCAGAGCGGCCCGACAAAGCCCCTACTCCGTCCCAACCAGCCGCGGACAGCTCGCGGCCGAAAGCCCGCCCCGGCGGGCAAACAACCCACTCACAAGGAGAGTGAAAGATGAGCACCCATGAACCCGGCACCGCAACCCATGACCCCGACATCGACCTGGCGCAGTTCGACGACGACTTCGCCGAGGCGCCGATCGAGGAGCGCGACTTCGAGCCGGTGCCCGATGGCAAGTACCAGGTCGTCGTCGAGAAGGTCGAACTCACCCGCGCCCAGAGCTCGGGCAACCCCATGCTCAAATGGACGCTACGGGTGCTCGGTCCCCAGCACAAGGGCCGGCTGCTCTGGCGCAACAGCGTGATGGCCAGCCGCGAGAACCTCAAGTGGTTGAAGACCGACCTGCACACCTGCGGGCTGGACCTCCCGCGCCTCTCCGAACTGCCGGCCAACCTGGAGAGGCTGTTGGACGTCCGCCTCGAGATCACCAAGCGCACGAAGGATGAGAGCGAGAACGTCTACTTCAACCGGCGCATCGTGACCGAGGACGAGGGCCAGGGATACGACGCAACCGCTCAGGACGCTCTGAACCCATTCTGACATGCCAGCCGTGATAGTGGTGGACACCCGTGAGATCGAGCCTTACTCCTTCGACCCCGAGCGCGTGGCGGTGGTGCGCCGCGCGCTCCCCGCCGGAGACTACTCCCTCGAAGGGCTTGAGGATCGAGTCGCGGTGGAGCGCAAGACGCTGGATGATCTCGTTACCACCGTGATCCGAAGCAGAGACCGATTCCGCCGCGAGTTGCTCCGGCTGAGGAAGTGCGAGGCGGCCTGCATCGTGGTCGAAGCCGACTTTGCCGACCTCCTCGCGGGTCGCTACCGCGCCGGCGTTCATCCGAACGCAGTGCTCGGGGCGGTGGTCTCCATCGTGATCGATCACGGCGTTCCGGTGTTTTTCTGTTCAGAGCGGCAAGTCGCCCGTCTGTTCACCGAGTGCTACCTGCTGCGATTCTACCGAAAGGTTCAGGCTGCATGCGAAGTGCCTTGAGAGAACCAGTGGCCACGGTGCGGGGCCGCGTTGAGGAAGTCTTCTATTCGAGCCCGCGCTTCTCTGCCGGACGACTTCGCACCGCGGAGGGGAGGACCATCTCCTTTGCCGGGCCAGTCATGATCCGCGAGCACGAGCCGGTCATCCTGCACGGTGCTTGGGAAGAGCATCCAAAATACGGGCGCCAACTCAAGGTCGAGTCGTTGGAATACGACACTCGCCTTGATGCTGAGGGGCTGGCCAACTACCTCGCCAACCATCCTGACATCAAGGGCATCGGCCCGGTCAAGGCCCGCCAGATCGCGGAGCGCTTCGGCAAGGACTTCGACCGGGTGCTCTCCGAGGAGCCGGAAGCCATCGCCGAGGCGGTTCATCTGCCGCTGGAGTCGGTGCACGCCTTGCGCGGGGAATGGCTCCGCACCAAGGCTGTCAACGGTGCGCTCACGTGGCTGGCGGCGTTCGGCCTCACTCACCACCAGGTGAAGACGCTGGTCGAGCGGTTCGGCAACAACGTCGTCGCCCTGCTCCAGACCGACCCCTATCTGATCGCCCGCGAGGTCCCGGGCTTCGCCTTCAAGCGGGTGGACAAGATCGCCCGCAAGATGGGTTCAGCGAAGGATCATCCCTCCCGGATTCGCGCCGGCGTCCTGCACTGCGTGCAAGAGCGCGTCGAGCAAGGGGACTGCTGGGTCGAGTACGAGGAGCTGATTGACCAGTCGAACGCGCTGCTGGTGATGGACACCCTCGACAGCCGCGCCCGGATCGAGAAGGCGCTGGATGCCCTGATCGAAGAGAAGCAGCTCTCGTGCGCTTCCTATGGCGGGCGGTTCCTGGTGGCCAGGCCTGACCTGCGAGCGATGGAGGAGCAACTCGGGGAACTGTTTCGGCGCGGGGACGAGGCGAACTGCCACCTGACGGACGAAGACGACCTGGAAGGTCTGTTGGACGAGAATGCGCCCGACCTCAACGCTGGCCAGCGCCAGGCCGTGCTGACTGCACTGCGGCATCAGATCACCGTCATCTGCGGCGGCGCGGGCAGCGGTAAGACCTACACCATCGCGGCGATAACCCGCCTCTGCCGCAAGTGCGACCTTCGAGTCGTGCTTTGTGCGCCCACCGGCAAGGCGGCGAAACGGCTCGAGCAGGTGGTGGGCCAGGAGGCGTTCACCATCCACCGCTTGCTCGGCTATGACGGCCGCGAATTCAGGCGAACGGCGGAAGACCCTATCGCGGCCGACGTGGTGATCATTGACGAGGTCTCGATGGTTGACGTGCCCCTCGGCTGGCACCTCTTTCAGGCGGTAGACCTTGAGCGAACCGCCGTCGTGCTGGTGGGCGACCACAATCAACTCCCGCCCGTTGGGCCGGGCAACATCCTGCGCGACCTAATCGACACGCGAGCGGTGCCGACGGTCATCCTGGATGAGATCGTGCGCCAGGCGGGCGCGCTCAAAGAGAACTCCATCGCCATCCTGCATGGCGAGGTGCGCAAGACTGCCCCCGACGACGAAGGTAAGCGCCGCCCCTGGTACCTGGTGGATCAGTTCACCGATGTCTGGGACGTGCAACGCTTCCTGCTCGACCTCTTTGAATCAGTGCTCGTTGGGCGACTGGGTCTCGACCTGGTGGAGGATGTGCAGGTGCTTACGCCGACGCGCAAGGGGCCTCTGGGCGTCGAGGAGCTCAACGTCGAGTTGCAGCGCCTGGTTCAGAAGAAGCTGTGGGCAGTGGATGTCTCTGCTCCCAGACCCGGACGCCGCCCGCGTTTCCTGCTGCACGACAAGGTGATCCAGACTCGGAACAACTACGACCTCGGCGTCATGAACGGGGCGGTCGGTCGGGTGACAGTAGTCGAAAGCGACGGGGCGATGGAAGTCTCCTTCAATGGTCAGGCTGTGACCGTCACCCCTGAGTCCGGCCACCTCTCTGACCTGTCGCTCGCCTACGCTTTGACCATCCACAAGGCCCAGGGCTCCGAGTTTCCCTGCGCCATCGTGCTCGTGCACAAGTCTCACTCGTTCATGCACCATCGGAACTTGTTCTACACCGGTGTGACCCGCGCCCAGGAGGTCGCCATCGTCATCGGCGACCGCTGGGGGTTACGCAACTGCGCCCAGCGGCGACACCTCGAACAGCGCAAGACTTTCCTCTCACTTCTCGGCCAGCGTGACAGGAGTAGGCGATGAGCGAGAGCAGGGCTGTGCCCCCTTCGGAAAAGGCCGTTGGACTGCTGCGCCGCTACTTCTTGTGTCGCACTGACACAGTCGCCTTTCTTGCTCCTTGGGAACGGCCTTCTCCAGCCAGGGCAGATGGTCAGCTCGACGAGCTGCTGCTTGCCCACCTCAAAGGCAGTAAGGCACCGAAGGTCACCGTCCACTATCGCAACTCCCGTGGGGAAGGTGTGGTCAAGGGCAACTTCCGCATCGGGGCCTACGCTCCCGCGCCCGATGGCACGACCCGATGGCTGTGCCTCGACTTCGATGGCGGCGACCACGCGGAGGCGCTCGCTGACCCCACTGCCACCGCACTGGCCGTCTATCGGATCTTCGAGTCAGTAGGCACGCGCCCTTACCTGGAACGGTCTGGCGGCGGACATGGCTGGCACCTGTGGTGCTTTTTCGAGCCGCCCGTCTCTGCGCGCAAGGCGCGGGCGATGGCGAAGGTGCTGCTGCCCGAAGAGGTAACCCTCGCCAACGGAGAGCGGGCGCTGCCGCAGACCGGTCGAGGAATCGAGGTCTTCCCGAAGCAGCCGAAGATCGAGCGCAATGGCTTCGGGAACTTGGTCTGGCTTCCCTGGTGGTCGGAAGCAGACGGAGCCGCGAACCAGTTTCACCGGCCCGACGAGAAGGGCGAGCTGGTTCCGTTCGTACCGGAAGAGTTCGAAACCGCCGACGAGTCGCGGGTTGACGCGGTCATCGCTCAGGCGAACACATCGGGCAAGTATCAACCACGGGCAAGCCCACAGTCCGCGAAGGCACAGGAAGCGACTGACGAGGCATGGCGCGAGTGGCGAGAGAAAGCGCTCGCCGCCTTGTCGCTCGAAGCAATCTACGGGCAATGGCTGACCGGCAAGACATGCGCTGACGGCTGGCTGCAATGCCGAGATCCATGGTCGCCGACGGGAGATCGTGATCCTTCTGCTGGTGTGGCAGATGGATCAGGGCAAGCCGAGCGCGGCGAGTTTCATTCCTTCATCTCCGGCAAATCATTGTCGGTGTTTGACTTCTTGGTGGAGCGGGGTGAGGTAGCCGACTTCCGCGCCGCCTGCGCGCGTGTCGCCCAAATGTCGGACGTGCCCTTACCAGCCACGGCGCGAGACTCCCCCAGGCACGTGAGTCCGCACGGCCGCCCGACGATCCAGGTCAACAACCGTCAACTGCGCGATGTTGTTGCTGACGTCTGGCGCGCAGTACATGCTGCCAATCGCCCACCCACGCTCTTCGTGCGTTCCGGCGCGCTCGTCCGACTTCAGCACGCAGACGACGGCTGCCGCATCGAGGCGACCGATGAGGCCGCCATCTACGGGTTCCTGGCCCGCTCTGCCGATTGGGTGAAGGTAACTGACACCGGAGTGACCAGCGTCAGCCCGGTGCGCGACGTCGCGCGGGACATGCTTGCCTACCCCGATGAGCAGGTTCCCCAGTTGGAAGCCGTGGTGTGTGCGCCGGTCTTTGACCGCCAGGGCAAACTGATCAGTGAGCCTGGATACCATCCGGCGGCACGGCTCTGGTATCACCGCCTTTCCGGTTTCTCGATAGAGGCAGTGCACGAGCGGCCTACGCCGGAGCAGGCTGGCGCAGCCAGGGATCTGCTGCTCGATGATCTGCTCGTGGACTTCCCTTTTGCCTCCGAGGCAGATCGCGCCCATGCCGTGGCCGCGCTTTTTCTTCCCTTCGTCCGACGCATTGTGGACGGGTGCACTCCCATCCACCTGATCGAGGCGCACACCCCTGGCTCCGGGAAGGGGCTGCTCGCAGACGTGGTGGCCCTGATCGCCCTGGGACGGTGCTGCGAGCCAACCACGGTCACGCCTGACGAGGAGGAGGCGCGCAAGAAGATCACCTCCCTGCTTGCCCGGGCGCAGCCAGTCATCCTGCTTGACAACATTCGCACCGGCATCGAGTCGGCACAGCTCGCCGCAGCACTCACGGCCGAGGTCTGGTCGGACCGCATTCTCGGGCAGACCCGGATGATCGACCTGCCCAACCGCGCCACCTGGTTGGTCACCGCGAACAACCCGCGACTCTCGTTGGAGATCGCCCGGCGCTGCGCCCGCATTCGCCTCGACCCCAGAACCGACCGGCCCTGGCAGCGGACTGCCTTCAAGCATGCGCCGTTGAGGGAATGGATCAGGGCAAACCGGGCGCGGCTGGTGCACGCTCTCCTGGTGCTGGTGCAGGCGTGGAACGCCGCCGGAAAGCCCCAGGGACAGAGGGTGCTCGGTTCTTTCGAGGGCTGGTCTCGCGTGGTCGGCGGCATCCTGGGCAACGCCGGCATTGACCACTTCCTGGGAAACACCGAGGAACTCTACGAGACCGCCGACGCCGAGGGGAACGAGTGGCGCGAGTTCGTGGCTGCCTGGTGGGATGCGTATCACGACAACTGGGTGTCGGCGAAAGATCTGCTCAAACTCGCCCTCGAGCGTGACCTTCTCGGCGGGACGATCGGTGACAAATCGGCGCGCTCACAGCAGACTCGCCTGGGCAGAGCGCTCGCGACTGTGCGTGACCGACAGTTCGGAGAGTGGCGCATCGTTATCCGTCGAGACGCGCACTCCAAGAGCGCCGGGTACCGGCTGCTCCTGGCCGAAACCCGCGGGACGTCTTGCGGGACCTGCGGGACTTCCTGCGGGACGTCAGACCCCCACGTCCCGCAGCAAGAAGCCAGTCCTGGTGCGGAGTCTTTGCCCTTCGCGGAACATTGCGGGACATCTGGCCTACCCTCCCCTCACGCGCGCGAGGACTTATATGATGGTGATAACGCCTCCCCTCGCGCGGGGCGAACCCCCGAAGAAGTCCCGCAACGTCCCGCAAATGCGTCAGAGGGGCTTCCAGGGCCGTCAGAAACGAAATTCGACGCGGGACATGACCAGGACACGTCCCGCAAGACGTCCCGCACACGTCCCGCGGCTAGCCTTGACGAACCCATCGATCTGGCCCAGATACCAGATTGCGAGGAGGACGATCTGCAATGACGGATTTCTGCAGCCCCTGCACACTCAGTCCCACGCCAGAGTTCGAGTTGTCCGATTTCCTGTCTTCATGGTGGGAACGCTTTCAGGACAGGTGGGTGACGGCTGATGAACTCGCGGCCCTGGCGATGATAGAGGGCAGCGTGCTGGGGCAAGTCGGCCATCCTGGTTTTCGGGCTCGCCGAAGAACGCTGGGCCGCATCCTCTATGGGGCGCGCGATGCCCGCGTCCAGGGCTGGCACCTCCGTTGGCATGGTGGCAGCCAAGGCAGACCGCAGAGGTTTCGCCTTGAGCCAATCGAGGAGGAATGCTCGACGTGACCGCCGAGGCCAGGATTCGAGATGAGGCGCAGCTCTATGTCGCCACCAACCTGGAGACCTGGGAGGCGAGGCCGCCCGTCCGGCCCGACCAGGACGCGATCTGCGAACCGTGCGGGTTCCGGCGGCTCGACCCTGAGTACTATGCCTGGCTGCGGTCCAGGATGGCGCTGGCGCAGAAGCGCTACGAGAGGGGCCGGCTTCCCTCCAGGCAGTACGAAGACTTGCGCGACCGGTTCAATGCGGTTCACTTCTGGGCGGTCGAGCGGTTCGGCGAGCAGGTTCTTCTGGAGGCGATGAGGTCGCTCGACCCGACGCGCTACGCGCCTCCGATGGTGCAGGAGCCGGGGGAGCCATCACCTCCACCGTCTCACAGCTACCCGGCGGATGGTGACTGGCGCTTCACAGAACCTATCTCAGCCGAGGCAGTCGCCAAGGTTGACGCCGTCCGCGAGCAGGCCTTGGCGGCCGGCTGGTCGGAGGCGCAACTCTACCAGAACCGCGGGCGCTGCAGTTTCCCCTGCGGCCAAGACTACGGACTGGTCTGCTTCCTGCACGGCGATGATCGGGTAGGCGAGATCACCAGCCAGTTCATCGAGATCATTAGCCCACGTGGCAGCCACCTGCGGTTCCACAACCACAAAGTCGAACAGCCGTGGCTCCGTCGGGTGAGCCAGAGCGAAGGCCTGCAGGGCGATCCCGACGCTTTCGCGCGCTTTCCCGTAGGTAGTTAGTGGAGAGCCATGACAGCGGCGAGCACACACAACCTGGCGAGCCCGAGAGGCATGGAGGCCGTGTTTGCGGGCATTTCACGGCCCAAGAGTCGCCATATCCGCCTGCTTGCGAGAATACCTGCGAACATGCCTCGACATTCGCCAACTCAGGCCTTGATTACTTCGCCCTTCCGAGGAAACATTCACCCAACGGCTGTGAGCGCCGCTCCAGCCGAAATCAGGGCCGGAAGGGCCTCGGGCAACTCACAACAGGCGCTCGTCGCAGGAACGCTCGCGGCCTGCCCTCCGGCAGAACGAGGAGGTAGTGCTGTGAGTACCACGCTGACGCCTGCTCCCAGCCAAGTGGCGAGCAGGCAAGAACCCCTGGGGGAGAACGGCCACGCCGAAGGACGGGCAAGCCTGGACCTGTCGAGCTATGACTCGCAGGCCTACAACATCCTCTCCCCCGTCCTCCGACTGGACACGGCCGCTCCCTACCTGCGCTTCCGCGCGGTGGAGGTGCGGCTCGACCCCGATGCGAACCGGGGCGACTGCTATGCTGCGCCGAGCACGAAGTGGACGAGGGATCGCCGAACGGGCGAACTCCTGCCCACCCACGTCGCCCCCGCCAAGCCCGGCCTGCTGAAGATTGCCTCAGCAACCGGGTTGGTCATTGACCCCCACAACTCCCGCCGCATCAAGCCCGACTCCTGCGAGCGCTGCATCGACATGGCTCGCGCCACTGGCCAGGCGGTGCGCTGCGGGGATTGCCCATCCCGCTATGACGTCGCCTACCAGCACATCGGTGCGGTGCGCGCCGACACCGGCTGGCGCATCGTCAAGGCGTCCTACGAGTGGAACTTGGATGCGCAGCGACGCAAGATTGTCCGCGAGGCTAAGAAGCGTGTTGCCAAGGCCCAGGAAGAGGGCAAGTCCTTCGACTTGGAGGGCTACGTCGAGGACCGCCTCGACCAAGTCATCACCGAGCGCTACGGCCTGGCCGAGACGAAGTCGCTGTTGCGGCTGGTGAGGGCGATCTGTCACCTGCGGCAGGCCTACCTGCGGGAGGAGATGGCTCGCCCGTTCGTGGTGGTGCGCACCGAACTGGCCCCCGACTTCGCTGACCCCGCGGTCCGCCATGCGCTGGCCGAGAAGGCCCTCGCCAGCGGCGCGGAGATATTCGCGCCGGCGCACGAGGAGGCACCCGCGGTGACGCTGCGCGCTGCTGCCGTGGACGCCCAGGTCGTGGAGCAACTGGCCAGCGAGCCGGACTTCACGGATGCCGAGGCCAAAGCGGAGGAAGCGACGGCTCCTGTAGATGACGAGTCCGCTCCCGACAACGGACAGACGCACGTCACAGACGACGGGCCAACCGCTTCTGCTGATTCGCCGGTGGCAGATCCGCCAGCCGAGGAATCCTCTGCTGACCACGAGTCACGCGAGACCCCCGAGGAGGAATCGGACGCCGTCCGCTGCGACGAGTGCAACGCCGTGCTGCCAGCCAACGTAGTCGCCTACTGCCAGAGCGCCAAAGGCCGGCAGGCTTTCGGCGGTGCCAACTACTGCTTCAAGTGCCAGAACAAGCGCCGAGGCAAGGGCGAGAGAGGTGAAGCGCAATGAAGTTCGTTCACACCGCGGACTGGCACCTTTCCTCGCAACGGAGCAGGCTCGACTCCGAAACCGGCCTCAACGCGAGGCTCATGGACTTCTATCGCTGCGCGCGGTTCACCGTCGAGGATGGTCTCGCTCGCGGCGCGCAGGCGATCCTGCATGCGGGCGATGCGTTTCACGGCTGTCGGCCCACGCCCACGGAAGTGCGGCTCTTCCGCGAGGCGGTCGGGCCGGCCCTGGAGGCCGGGGTGCCCGTGGTGCTGCTTCTCGGCAACCACGACGCGCCCCGGTCTCCTGTGGAACGGCATGCCCTCGATCTGCTGAGGGAGACCGAGGGGCTGGCAGTGATAGACCAGCCCACGCTGCTGTTCTTCCAGCACCTGGAGACCGAACAGCGCGACTTCCTGCGCTCGTGCGCGGCAAAGCAGGCTGACCTTCAGGTAGCGTGCCTGCCCTGGCCCAACAAGCAACTCCTCCTTGCGAGCGAAGAGAACCGCAAACTCGACCCGGGCCAGCTCAACGAACTGGTACGGGAGAAGATGATGGACTGCCTGCGTGGACTGGCCGCGCAGCTCACTCCTGACATTCCCGCGATGCTGCTGGGCCACTTCTCGGTTGATCTGGCGCGGGCGGGCGGGCAGAACCGGCTCATGATGCTCGGAGGCGAGTGGACGCTGAACGCTCACGATCTGTCCGCGCTCCCCTTCTGCTACTTCGCACTCGGCCACATACACAAGCCGCAGATGGTCGACGGGCTGCCGCACGTCTGGTACTGCGGCTCGCCCGAAGCGGTCACCTTCGGGGAAGAGGGAGAGGACAAAGGCTATCTCCTTGTGTCCCTCGAGCGCGAGGGCATCGGGGATGTCAAACGCATCAGCACGCCCTACCGCCGATTCGTCACCGTGGAACTCGGTGACGGCGCGGCCCTGCCTCCAGCAGAGGAGCTCGCCGGCGCAATCGTGCGGGTGCGGATTCCACAGGCTAACGACGTGGACTTCAACGCGCTGCGCCGCGACCTCGAAGCCGCCGGAGTCCACGAGTACCAGGTTGAGACACAGCGCGCCGAGACCGTCCGCCGCAGGGCCGTCGACGTCTCCTCCGAGATGGCGCTGGAGGAGGCGATCAAAGCGTGGCTGGAGCAGCGGCCTGACCTGCAACCGATGACGGAGGCTCTCCTTACCGAAGCGCGCACCGTAGAGCAGGCGCTGCAGGAAGGGGGTGCCGCATGAGACCGCTCCGGCTGACCCTTGACAACTTCTTGTCCTATCGCGGCGAGCACTCCATCGAGTTCGACGGCGTGTCGCTCGCAGTGCTCTCCGGCCAGAACGGGGCAGGCAAATCGAGCGTTGTGGACGCGATGCGCTTTGCCCTCTTCGGCCACACCCGCGGCGGCCTCGATGGAGTCATCACCGAAGGCGAGCAGGCCTGCCGCGTTGAGTTTGCCTTCGCCCTGGGCGAGGGCACCTACCTGGTCTCTCGCCAGCGCAGCCGCAAGGGAAGTGGCAGCACGCTGCTCTCTTTCCAGATGCTTGCCCGCCATAGCCTTGGCGACGGCGGGTCGAGCGGCGATGGCTCCGCGGTACTGGATGGCAAGAGCGTGGCCGAGACCCAGCGGCGCATCGAGCAACTCCTGCGCCTGACCGACGACCTGTTCACCGTCACCGCCTGCGCCAATCAGGGCAATGTTGCCGCCTTCAGTCAAGCCAAGCCCGCGGAGCGCAAGCAGGTGCTCTCCGATATTCTCGACCTCGCCGCCTGGGAGCGGCGGGCCGAGATGACGCGGCAGATAGGGCGCGACCTGGCGGCGCGGATCGAGGGCGAGAAGACGCGCCACGAGGCGCTACGTGCGGCGGCGGCTGGGGTGGACGGCTTACGGGAGCAGATAGCCCAGAACGACGCGACACAGGGCGACGTGGCGCGCCAATCGGCGCAAGCCGAGGGCGACCTCGCCCAGGCGCAGGAGGCCAAAGAGGCGCTTCTGCGCGACCGCGAGGCTGACCGTGCTCGCCGCAAGGAACTCGACGACCTTGCATCTCGCGCCCAACAGACGCAGGCGACCGTCAACGAGGTGGCTTCTCGCCTCGAGGTATTGCGTCGCACGGCGAAGGACAAGCCTGCGCTCATGCAGGGTCTGCGGCGCGCCGAAGAGGCGCACACCTACGCGCAAGAACTCGAGGCCAAACGCCAGGAAGATGAGCGGCTGCGACATGAGGGTGAACTCGTTCGCCAGCGCCAGCAGTCGGCTGTGGCAGAGCACGCCCGCAAGGTAGAGGCGCTCAAAGAGCGCGTGGCCCACTTGCGCAGCGCCCACGAGCGCGAGGCCAATAGCCTGAAACAGCAGGTCGCGCTGCTTGGCAAGCAGAGCGAAGTCCTTGACCAGGTGCCCTGCGCCAATCCGGTTGACGAGGCCACGCGACCATCCTTCTTCGCCATTCGAGACAAGTGCCCGCTGATCGCCCAGGCGCGAGACGCCCGGACGGCGCTGCCCGCGCTCGAAGAGCGAATGCGGAAGTTGCAGTCAGAGCAGCCGTGGTCTGAAGACGAGCGTCGGCTCAAAGGACTGCAGGCGCAGACGGCTGGTGATGAAGAGGCTGCCCGCCTGCGGGAGATCGCTGAGCAGCGCAAGGAGATCGCCTACGCCCCGAAGGAGCACGCGGAAGCCAAGCGCCAGGCGGGGCGACTCCAGGAAATCCAACAGGCACTTCGTGGAGTCGAACGCGCCGAAGCCCAGATGGTCGAGGTGCAAGCCAACCTCGACGCGATCCAGGCCGAGGCGAAGCAGATCGCAGAGCGCAAGGCCACCTTGGAGAAGGAACTCGGCCCGCAACGCAACTGGGACACGATGCTCGTCCAGGTGGAGCGCAGCATCAAGGATGCGCGATCGGCGATTGGAGACCTCCAGGCTCGTACCCAATCCCTGCGGCAGGAGCGCGGCAGCCTCGAGGAGCGCCTTCGCACTGCTGAGCAGGCAGCAAAGGAAGCCGAAGAGATAGCGGCCGCGTTGCGCGAGAGCGAGCGTCGTCTGCAGGTGCTCAAGGTGCTCGCGCAGGCCTTCGGCAAGCAAGGAATACCTGCCTTGCTGATCGAGAAGGCCGTGCCTGACCTGGAGGCCGTCGCCAACGACGTGCTTTCGGTGCTCAGCGACGGCCGCATGTCCCTGGAGCTTCGCAGCCAGAGGGAGACGAAGGCGAAGACGCTCCAGGAGACGCTGGACATCATCATCGCCGACGAGCGCGGCTCGCGGTCCTACGAGAACTTCTCCGGCGGCGAGGCGATGAGAGTCGACCTCGCCCTGCGCATCGCGCTCTCGGTGCTCCTCGCGAGCCGGGCCGGCGCGCGGTGCGAACTGCTTGTGCTGGACGAAACCTGCGCTCCGCTCGATGCCCAGGGGCGGGCGCTGTTCGTCGAGTCTCTCCAGAAGATCGCAGACCACTTCGCCACCATCCTGGTGATAACCCATGTCGAAGAGCTCAAGGACTTGTTTCCCTTCCGCTTCGACGTCACGAAGAACGCGGAAGGCAGCCGCGTGAACCTGGTCGCCGCGTGATGGGCGGCGACCCGCCCCAGCTTTCGGGCCGGGGCTGTTCTTCTTCACGAGGGAGCATCATGCACACGTCATCGCAAAGGACGATCCGCCGGCTGCGTTGGGGACGCATCGCCCAGACTGCTTTCCTCGCTCTCATGCTCTTCTACGTGTTCGGCTACGTCTACTGGCAGTTCTGGGCGTTCATCTTCTCGCCTGCGGCGGCCTGGGTGATCACCACGCTCGTGTGTGGCGGGCTGCCAGCGGCGTTTGTGTGCGGCAGGCTCCGGCGCGCCTCCTGCCGCGGGTGCCGTGAGCGGGACGCCACCGTCGCTCTGCTTGAGGATCGAGTGGTCGAGTTGCTCAGAGAGCGAGATCGCCTGCGCTTTCGGATACACAACAAGCTCGCCGAGACCGTATGCGGGAAGTCCGAATAGGCCATTGCGTAGAGGTGCTGCGGGAAATGGAGCCGGAGTCGGTCCAGTGTGTGGTCACGTCTCCTCCCTACTATGGCAAACGCTGCTATGACGGGGAGCAGACGGCGGCCTGGGGAGGCGATCCCGACTGTGAACACGACTGGGTCTCTCGCCGCTACTACACCGAACGGTCCGCCGGAAAGAGTGACAAGGAAGCCTTCGCGGAAGCCGGCGAGGCGAATCGCGAACGGCTGAAAGCCGCCCGCTGGCGGCAGGACGCGGTCTGCACCAGGTGCGGGGCCTGGCTCGGGGCCTACGGGTTGGAACCAACCATCGACCTGTACGTGCAGCACACCGCGGAGATCCTGCAGGCGATCCGGCGCGTGCTCCGGCCCGACGGAATCGTTTGGTGGAATCTCGGAGATTCCCGGGCGGGAAGCGGCGGGGCCCATGCCGCGCATCACCGGAACCCAGGGGTCTCCAATTCCTGGAAGCGCCGGGGCGTCCCCCATTGGGGAGCGCTTGGCCAGCCAGGGAACTACCTCGCGCCAAAGGGCCTCAAGCCCAAAGACTTGTGCCTGATTCCCTTCCGGGTCGCGCTGGCCGCGCAGGGTCTTGCTGTGGTCTCCGGCGCGGAGATCCTCAAGGCGGCCGATCTCCTGGGAGAGGCGGGCCGGCTCGAAGACTGGAGCCTCGTCCAGATAGTGGAAGACCTGCTCCGGCATTGGGCACGAGTCTGTCTCATAGCGCCGGAGACGCAGTGGGTCAGGTCGGTAGTAATCTGGAGCAAGCCAAACCCCTTACCGGAATCGACGGATGATAGGCCGACTGATGCTCATGAATACATCCTGCTACTGGCGAAGAGCGAGCGCTACTTCTACGACGCGGATGCGGTGCGGCAACCCTACTCGGAACAGACAACCTGGGAACCCTATGTCGCTCGACACCAGAAGGATACGGCGGGAACTCTCGCTCAGTCTCCCGGCAATACGAAGAGTCGCATCCGGGAGAAGGGTCCGAATCCGCTTGGGGCAAACCTGCGCTCTGTCTGGCGCTTCGGGACTGTCGGCTATCCTGGCAACCATTTCGCCGTCTTCCCACCCGAACTCCCGCGGAGATGCATCCTGGCCGGCTCGCCGCCAAAGGTCTGCGCAACCTGTGGTTTTCCTTGGAAGCGGCAGACCCAACGGGAACCCGATAACACCGGCTATCCCAAGGGCCCGGGCGGAAACTACACGGCCAAGGGTCGCCCGCCCGGCGGCCAGGAGAACGCCGACTCTAGCACGCTCGGCAAAGTCGCCCGTTACCGGGTGACAACGCTCGGCTGGCAGCCGACGTGCCGCTGCCACGGCGAGCCGAAGATGGTGACCGTGCGGTGTGAAGACTGCGACGGCGCCGGTCAGGAACTCGCTTATCCGGATGAAGGCGCGAACACGGCCGGCCGCAACAAGGATCCCTACCAGAGGAATAATCCCCATCTCCTGCGACTGGAGAAGGAGCCAATCGGAGAACCGTGCCCGATCTGTACTGGCACTGGACAGGTGGAGACGGAAGTGTGGTCTCCCGAAGTTCTGGAACGATGGCCGACCCGGCCGGCCATCGTGCTCGATCCCTTCGCCGGCAGCGGCACGACGCTTATGGTCGCCGAGGAACTGGGGCGCTGGTGGATCGGCATAGACATTTGCGAAGACTACCTGCCGCAGATCCAGAAGCGGACTGCACAGCGATCACTCGCCGAAGCTTTCGAGAATGCGACACACTGAGGTTGGCCCGGCAATGACTCGGAGGGAGTTCAAACGCGCCCTGGCTGAGCAGATCGAGGCTGTCGCCATGCTGGTGAGTCAGCGGAACGCCGCCTACGCCGGGGCCGATGCTCTCAAGTGCTGGCGGAAGCGGGGCCTCGCCGGCCTGCTGGTTCGGCTGGAGGACAAGCTCGCGCGCTTCGACACGTTCATCGAACGGGGCGGAGCGACCGAGTCGGAATGGCGAGAGTTGCTGAGCGACATTGCCGGTTACGCCCTGTGCGGGCTGGTGTGGCTCGCGCATGGTAGCGATCTGAGCGTCAAGAGCGGCGATGATGAATAGACGCCGCAATCGGAAAACCGAATGCGCCCAATGCCGATACCAGGGGCCGAGGGTGCATGTGAACGGAGCAGTCTACGCGACCTGTCTGCGGCACCGCATGGATGGAGAGGCGCACGCGTTGCCGCAGGAGTGGTTGGATGCCCTGGCTTCGGAGGAAGCGCGCTGCGAACTCTTTCAGCCGCGGCGGGAGGTCGCCTGATGCCCTGGCGTGGTTTCGAGGCCCTGCCGCCCTATTTCGGCGGGAAGAGGCGGCTCTGCCCGCGCATCTTCCGCGAGATCGCGCGGGTGCATCCACGCGAGACCTGGTCGTCGCTGCGACTGGTCGACCCGTTCCTGGGCGGGGGCAGCGTGAGCCTCTATGCCAAGGCGCAGGGCTTCGGCGTGCTGTGCGGCGACCTGGCCGAGCGGAGCGTGATCATCGGGGAAGCGCTGATCGAGAACGATAGCGTGAAGCTGAACCAGGAAGACCTGCTGCGGCTGTTCGTGCCTGCTGAGGACAATCGGCACGTGATCGAGGAGAACTATGTGCCGGACTGCTTTGCGCTTGCCTCGGCGCGCTTCCTCGACAACGCCTTCGCGGTGGTGGTGGAGGTCGAGGACGGAATGAAACGATCGCTGCTTCGCCTGCTGCTGGTGAAGTACATCTACTGGCTGCGGCCGCACTCGAAGTTTTCGTCACCGGGCGCCTTCAACCGCCCCTTTGCCGAGCAGCGGTGGGATGACATTAAGGCGACCTACAAGCACGCCATCGCCGCCAATGCGAGCCACCCGCTGCCCGCGCTGCGCTCCCTGGCCAGGTATATCAACCGGGCGGTGGCGCGTGGCGCGCAGCCCTGCCAAGCAATGAAGGGCGAAGCGCTGGACACCATCCGCGCCGGCGAGGGGGCAGAGGTGCTGTACCTCGACCCGCCTTACAGCGGCACGCTTTCCTACGAGGAAGAGTATCGCGTGCTCGACGAGATACTGGGAGAGCGCCACGAGCCGAGCGCGTTCTCCGAGCGCGATGGGCTGAACCACTTCGCTTCGGTGCTGGAGCAGTGTGGTGCCTACCCGCTCTGGGTCATCTCCTACGGGAACGCGGTGGCGGACCTTGATGCGGTGCGCGCCCGCGTCGAGCGCTTCCGCCCGACGCGAGCAGTGGAGATCGCTTACTCGCACATGAACGCGGTGGCCACCCAGGCGAAGCGAGAGGCAAACCGGGAGTTCATCATACTTGCTGGAGGAATGCTTGCATGAAGGTCTACGTAGCAGGCCCATACACCCCGGATGACGGGCGGGAGGAGACACGCCTGGCGAACATTCGCTGCGCCAGCGAGGCGGCTCAGCAACTGCTCAAGGCAGGGCACACGCCGTTCTGTCCGCACACGATGACCGCTGGGTGGGAGCAGACGTGTGACTACGACGATTTCCTCCGGCTGGGCATGGAGTGGCTGGCGGCCTGCGACGCCATCCTGCTGCTGCCGGGCTGGGAGCAGAGCCAGGGAGCGCGGCGAGAGCATGAGGAGGCTGTGACGTTGGGTCTGTTGATCGTGCATGACCTGGAGAGTCTGGTTTCCGCCTCCGCCCAGGCTATGGCGGACAAGTCGGGAGGTGTGGACCGTGCCTGAGATGATCTCGCGAGAGCGCATTCGACCGAATGAGTGGAACGCCAACGCCTTCGACCCGGCCAACTACCCCAAGCTGGTGGAGAGCATCCGGGAGAAGGGCATCATGGAGCCGCTCAAGGTCATGCCCGATCCGGAGCATGAGGGTGACTTCCTGCTGGTCGACGGCTATCATCGCTGGAAGGCGGTCGGCGATCTTGGCCTGGAGGAACTGCCCTGTGAGGTCTGGCACATCTCGCCTGAAGAAGCGAAAGTCAGAGGACTGCAACTGAACTACCTGCGCGGCCAGCCGGTCCCGGTCCGGCTCGCCAACCTGGTGCATGATCTGAATCGCACCTACTCGGTGGATGACCTGGCGAACATGCTGCCCTGGTCGGAGAGCCAACTGCGGGATTCGTTGGAGTTGCTGAAGCTTCCGGCCGACCTGCAGGGCAAGCTGGAGGAACAGGCCAGGCAGGAGGCGGCGGAAGCGCCCATACCCGTCACAGTCGTGCTGCTGGGCAAGGAGCATGACTCCTTCGAAGCGGCGATGCAGCAGGCAAAACAGCGACTGGGCAAGGGCGCACGGCGGGGAGAGTGCCTGGCGGCGATCTGCAGCCACTACGTCATGGGCCCCGCCTCTTCAGAAGACAACGCAGAGACGGAGACGGCGGATGACTGAGCGATTGGCGCCAGCGAGCGCTGAAGAGTATGAGGTGGAACTCTGGCCCATCGCGCGCCTGCAGGCCAACCCTCGCAACTACCGCTCGCATCCGCCGGAGCAGATACAGGTGCTGCGAGCGAGTCTGCTGCGCCACGGGCAGCAAAAGCCCATCGTTGTCGCCCCGGACGGTGTGATCCTGGCCGGGCACGGGGTGCTGGAGGGGGCAGAAGCGGCCGGCTGGCAGGAGGTGGCGGTCAAGGTCTACACCGGCAGCAATCCGGGAGCCTACCTGCTCGATGATAACGAGACAGTCCGTCTCGCAGTTGACGACGAGCAGATCCTGGCTCGTCTGCTGCAAGAGCGCCAGGAAGCCGGGACACTGGATTCCACCGGCTGGGATGAAGATTCGCTGCGTGAGTTTCTCTCCCGCTTGGAGACAGGACAGGAATCCGGACTGGTCGACCCGGGCCCGGGCGAGCCGCCAGCCGAGCCTTTCACGCGGGCCGGTGATGTCTGGCAGTTGGGAGAGCATCGGTTAGTCTGCGGGGATGCACGCGACCCGGCGATACTGGACTTGCTTCTGGAAGGCAGCAAAGCACAACTGGCTATCACCTCGCCTCCCTACGGCGTCGGCAAGGAGTACGAAGAGAAAGGGATCACGCCCTGGTTCGAGACAGTCAAGCCGGTGATCGAGAACCTGGGCCGGTGTGCCGAGATCGTCTGCTGGCAGATGGTGGACCTGTATGCCACCGGCACCCAGTTCATCGAGCCCACGCTCGCCTATTCCATCCAACTCTTCATGCAGGCGGGGATGCGGCCCATCTGGATTCGTATCTGGGAAAAGCAGGGCTTGAACTTCGGGGTGGGGCCTTATCACCTCGTCTCCAACAAGCCGGCCCAGCAGTATGAATATGTGGCGACCTTCGCGGACGAGCACGCCGCGTTGGACATGCCGGAAGAGAGGCCTTATGCCTTCGTGACCGCCTTCGCCCGGGCGCAGCATCGCTTTGTGCAACGGCTGACCCAGGCGGAGCGCAAGGCCTGGGGATATGCAGGCGTCTGGAAGATCAACACCGTGCCCGCGAACGACGTGCATCCGGCGATGTTCCCGGTTGAGCTGCCAGAGCGCTGCTTGAAGATGCACTCGGATGTGGGTGGACTGATCCTGGAGCCATTCTGCGGGGCGGGAACGACCTTGATTGCGTCCGAACGGCTGGGACGGCGTTGCCGTGCGGTGGAACTGCAGCCGGCCTACTGCGATGTCACCATCGAGCGCTGGCAACGGATGACAGGCAAGATGGCGGTACGCGTCTCTGATGGCGCGCGGTTTCCCAGGCGTGCGGAGGCGGGATAATGGCGCAAAATGACGCGCCCAGGGGGATGATGAGCTGATGCCGCGAGGGACGCCGGAAGAACGAGAGGCGATTGCGCGCCGGCAGGAGCGGGTCTGGCACTTGCGCGTGGTGCGCAAACTGACCGAACACGAGGTCAGCCAGCTCATGAGCATCTCGCGGCGCACCATCACCCGCGACCTGGCGGCGATGCGAGCGCGAGGGCAGTCCGCGGTAGCCCTCTCGGCGGCTTCAGAGAAAGCGGTGGTGGACGCGGGTCTGCAGGCGGTCTCGGAGTTGGATGCCATCGTGCGGCAGGCCTGGACGGACTGCATGGCCGCTCCCGACGGATCGCTGGCGCGGGTGGGCTATCTCAACCTCGTTCTCAAATCCATCGGGGAACGGCTGCGCATCCTGCAGTCCCTTGGACTGATGAAGAAGGTTCCGGAGGAGGTGTTGCTTGGTGACCTCGATTTGCGACAACTCAGCGACAGCGAGGCCGAATCTGCCCTTACCTTCCTCCGCGCGTGTGCGAGAGGCGCTGGAGGCCCGGCTGGCGGCCCTGCTCGAGGAGCGGCGGAATCCCAGGCCGTGGATCGAAGCGAACCTGTGGATTCGCACGAAGGATAGGCGAGTGATTCCGTTCCTGCTCAACGCGGCCCAGGTAGATTACTGGGATCACCGTACGCTTCGGGACATGATTCTGAAGCCGCGGCAACTCGGCTTCACGACGCTGATCTGCGGCCTGTTCTTCGCGGACACTTTGCTGCGACTGAATACGACTTCGGTGATCGTGGCGCACGATACCGATTCCAGCGAGAAGATCTTCCGCATCGTGCAGTTGTTCTGGGAGCGGCTGCCAGAGGAGGAGCGACGGCGGGTGGGGCCGCCGCGTTTCTCCAACCGCCGAGAGTTCCTGTGGCCGAAGATCAACAGCCAGTTCTACGTGGGCACCGCCGGCAGCCTGACCTTCGGACGGGGACAGACCATCAACAACCTGCACTGCTCGGAGTTCGCCTTCTGGCCGAAGCCTGAAGAAGCCCTGACTGCGCTGACGGAAGCGGTGCCCACCGGTGGCCGAATCGTCATCGAGTCCACCGCGAATGGGATGGGCAACTTCTTTCACAGCCTTTGGACCGAGGCCAAAAGCGGCGGCAATGACTTTGCGACAGCGTTCTATGTCTGGTGGGAAGACCCGGCCTATCGGATCGCGGGCGAGCCACTGACCGACCTCAGCCAGGAGGAGACGCGGCTCAAGCGCGCGTGGAGCCTTGACGACGATCAGATTCGTTGGCGGCGCGATAAGCAGCGGCAGCTTCGAGACCGCTTCAAGGCCGAATACCCTGAGGATGATGTGACTTGCTTCCTCGCCAGCGGGCGCTGCTGCTTTGATATCAGCGCGCTTGTCGCTGCGCAGGCGCGCATCGCCGCCGAGCCCGCGCCGGTTGTGCTTGCTTCGCTCAAGGGCACCAGGAGCAGCGACCTCAGCGTCGCTCCTGCGCGTTTGTCGATCTGGAAAAGGCCGGAGGCGGGTCGGCAGTATGTCGTCGGCGCGGACGTGGGCGAAGGGCTGGCGGGTGGCGATGCATCATCTGCCTGTGTGCTTGACCGGGAGAGTGGGGAGCAGGTCGCCGAACTCCACGGGCGCATCCCGCCGGATCGTTTTGGCCACCTGCTGGATGCCCTGGGCCGCTTCTACAACCTGGCGACGGTGGCGGTGGAGCGCAATAACCACGGTCACTCCACGCTCAACACGCTGCGGAATGTCTGCCGCTACCCGCGGCTCTACTACCACGTGCGCTACGACCAGACGGGCAAAGGGAAGCCCATGCTCGGCTGGCCGACCGACCAGGCCACCAAGCCGATCCTGGTGGATGACCTGGCGGCGGCGATCGCGGGCGGGCACCTGCTGATCCATTCGCCCGACCTGGTGGACGAGTGCTTGACCTTTGTAACCACGGATACCGGCTCTCAGGAGGCGCAGGAGGGCAAGTTCGATGACCGGGTGATGGCGGCCGGCATCGCCTGGCAGGCGCGCAAGCGGGGCGTGTCGCGCGGCACGACACAACGGCCGGCGGGGTGGTAGGGAAGAGGCAATGCAAACGTTGAAAGCACCAGCCACGAGTCTCAAGTCTCTGGGAGAGGCCCTCCTCCAGATCAGCGACGAGTTGCCGGTGAAACTGCCCGCGGGTTGTGAGTTGCGCGTCGTCTCCGCCGCCCAGGCGGCGCTGCTCGACTTCTTCGCCGAGAATCCCTACTGCACCATCGAGGAACTCGACGTGCACGCGGGCGACCCAGACCTGGTGCGGCTGCGGTTGTCGGAGGCGGCGGTAAAGAAGATCAAGCTCGTCAGGTGACGGCAATCACGCGGGCCTGCATACCTGGCTCCCAATTCCCTGCCCGCCCTGATACGGCCATCTTGACCATTGTTTCGGTATATGGTATAGTTTCACCGCAACGGTGAAACTGGCGACTTGGCGAAACACCTCGGTGGTTCGCCAGGGCGGCTATGTTTACCGTCAGGTTGGAGCAAACCATGCCAGCGATCAAAGAGAGAGATCTGACAGCACAGACCGCCCAGCGCCTTCGGCAGGTGCTGGAGGAAGTGCCATTCGTGGATGTGCTGCGGATCGAGCAGCAGGTACCCATCGCGCCCGGCCGCGTGTCCGACCTGGTGGTGGAGATTCAGACGCCCGTCGGAGCGCGCCGGCTCCTGGTGGAGGTGAAGACAGAGGGTCTTCCGAGGACCCTGCGTGACGCCGGAGAGCAGCTCAAGGCTTATGTCACGAGTCTGCCAGATGCCTACGGGGTGGTGGCTGCTCCCTACATAAGCGACCGGGGCCGGGCTCTCTGCCAGCAGCTCGGGGTCGGCTGTCTCGATCTCGCTGGGAATGTTCTGCTCGCCTTTGACCAAGTGTTCATTGAGAAGACCGGATACCCCAATCCCTCGCCCGTGCGGAAACTTCGGAGGGCGCTGTTCTCACCGCGGTCCACGCGGGTCTTGCGTGTCCTGCTCGCCGACCCTGCGCGGCGGTGGTACGTCCGCGACCTGGCGGCCGAAGCGCGGATCAGTCTTGCGCAGACCTCCAACTTGAAGCGGGTGCTGCTCGAACAAGACCTGCTGGGCGAAGAGCGCCGCCGCTTCTGGCTGGCGAAACCTGACGACCTCCTTCGCGATTGGGCGCAGGCCTACACCTACGAAGTGAACGACGTGCGGTCTCTGTACTCGATGCTCCGCATTCCAGAGGTGGAGGAGCGCCTTGCCGCGGAGTGTGAACGGAGAGGCATGCGCTACGGCTTGGCCCTGTTCTCGGGTGCAAGCCGGGTTGCCCCTTTCGCTCGCTATGACCGCGCCTTTGCATTCGTTGATGAGAGACCTGACGAGATTGCAGCGGCATTGGAGTTGAAGGCGGTCCCCACGGGGGCCAACGTGATCCTGCTCCGCCCCTACGATGAGGGCGTCTTCTACGCGCTCCAGGACGTCGGGGGAGCGAAGGTCGTGTCGGACATCCAACTTTACCTCGACTTGAGGAGCTACAAGGGCCGTGGCGAAGAGGCCGCAGACTTCCTCTACGAAAGGCGCATCAAGCCGCGATGGAACCCAGAACCCGATCAGACTACACAGCCAGAGCAGTAGACGCCGCCTTTTCGGTGCTCATCGAGTTGTTCGGCATGCTCGGCGAGTTCCGCGAACACATCGCGGTCATCGGCGGCTGGGTGCCGCACCTGATCCTCCGCGATGCAGACACAGAGCCAGCGGGCACCTTGGACGTGGATCTGGCCATAGACTTTGCGCACATCTCGGACGATACCTACAGCACGTTCCTCAAGGCGCTTGAGACGCGCGGCTACCGACAAGACCACGAGCAGCCCTTCCGATTCTTCAAGGCGGTCACCATCGGAGATGGCCCGCCGGTCGAGGTCGAAGTTGATCTCCTGGCCGGAGAGTACGGGGGGACCGGGAAGGGCCGCCGCACGCAGGTCGTCCAGGATGTCCGAGCCCGCAAAGCACGTGGGGCTGACTTGGTCTTCGACCACTGCGTCCAGGTTCGCGTCGAGGGACGGCTGCCGAACGGTGCGCTTGACACGGTGACCGTGAAGGTCGCAGACGTGGTGGCCTTCCTCGTGATGAAGGGAATGGCTCTTCATGACCGGCGCAAGGAGAAGGATTGCTACGACATCTTCTACTGCGTCGCCAACTACCCAGGAGGTGTTGCTGCCTTGGTAGAGGCCTTCCGGCCTCATATCGACAAGCGGCTGGTGGCTGAAGGCTTGTCGAAGATACGGAGCAAGTTCCTCTCACCTGAGCATTTCGGGCCGGTCGCGGTCGCTGAGTTTCTTGAGATCGCCGATCCGGAGGAGCGTGCCATCGTGACTCGCGATGCCTATGAGCGCCTGAATGCGCTCCTGGAGCAACTGCAAGTCAGGCTCTGGGAGGATTCCCCGGCGTAACATGATCAGATTTGGGATCAGGCAATCATTTAACACCCTCGACCAGTTTGCCGCACGCTATCGCGAGCGTCGGATTCCTCTCGAGCTGGCGCTGCCTTACAGGATGACGGACTACGAACTGATCCGCCCTCACCTCACTGAACTCGCCGACTTGCTCGTGCAGTGGCAGACGCCGATCCTCAGCCTTCATGCTCCACAGGGCAGGCTCGCCGAGCCAGGTTTCCGGATCTGGGCGGAGGAGGTGGGGCGGTTCGCTGCTGCACTGCGAGTCCGTGAGATCACCCTCCACCCCAGCCGGTTTCAGAAGGATCGGCCCGTGCATGAACTCCAGCACACGGTATTGCGCATCTGCCAAGAGATTGAAGCAGCATATTCGGTGATCTTTTGCCTGGAAACCTTCACGGGAGGCAAGCGACTCTTCAGTATCGACGACATCATGCGATTCGAACGTCCGATGACGCTGGATGTTGCCCACCTTCATGACACGGAAGTGGTGTGGCGGATCGTGCATCAGTACCATCCGCATATCTCCACCGTCCATCTCTCCGGCAAGGGCGGCGACAGAACGCATCACCTGCCCATCGATGACGAGTGCTTGCAGGTTGTGGAAGCCTTGGTCAGGTATGGCTGGCAGGGAAATGTCATCCTCGAATATCTTCCCGACTATCATGATCGCCTGGAGGAGGACTTTCAGTTGCTGCAACAGAGATTCTGTGGCACAACCACTGCTTGACGCTGGGAGGCTCCGGGCATAGAATGCTGACAATCGAATAGACGCTCGGCGACCGGATAACCGGAGGCGAGCCGCAGGTTCCCTGACAGGACCTCGGCTCGCTTTTGCTTTCCCAGCGGAAAGGAGATATGTAGTGGCACTTGACCTGAGCACTTACCCGCCCAAGGGGCACCAGGAGCGCATCGCCACTTACCAGCGGTATGAGCGGCTGTTCCTGGGGCAGCACAAGCTGGTCTTTGCGGTGGTGCCGCAGCCCTACCAGATGAAGCGCTATATCGTGGCCAACTTCGCCGGGCTGATCTCGCGGCTTTCCGCTGACCTGCTTTTCGGGGAGCAGCCAGACTTCCTTTCGGCTTCGCTCAAGGCAGGCCTGGCAACACAGGAGGATGAGAAGGCGCAGGAAGCGCTGGCCCAGGTCGTCAGTCGCAATAACCTGCACGCCGTCAACTACGAATCGGCTCTGTCCAACTCGTTTCGCGGGGACGCAGTCTACAAGGTTCGCTGGGGCAAGCGGACTCCGACGGCGGAGGCACCAGAGTCTATCATCGAGGAGGTGCCTGCCAGCATCTACTTCCCAGAACTGGATGACGATGATGTGCGGCGCGTGCTGCGGGTGACGCTGGCCTGGGTGAAGCGTGATCCGAAGGATACCAAGCGTGCCTACCTGCGGGCCGAGGTGCACGAGCCAGGTGTCATCCGGCATCAACTGTTTGACCTGGGCAGCGTCTCCACTCTGTCCGTCGCTGGAGGCCAGGCCGCGACGATCACGATTGGCGGTAAGGCGCTCCAGCAGATTCCTCTGAAGACCCTCGAGGCCTACCAGGACTTGCCAGAGGAGGAACAGACCGGTCTGGATCACGTCCCGATCTTCCACGTGCCCAACTTCCGCTATGGCTCCCGTTTCTGGGGGATCAGCGACTACGAGGGGCTGGAGTCGCTCTTCGAGTCCCTGAACAACCGCGTCTCCCAGATCGACGAGGTGCTGGACAAGCACGTGGCTCCGAAGATCGTGGTGCCGCCCGGCTTCGTGGACGAAGATGGGAAGATTCGCTTCGACCACATGGAGACCATCGAGCTGGGGCCGGGCGATCAGCCGCCCTCCTACATCACCTGGGACGCCCACCTGACCGCGGCCTTCACGCAGTTCGAGAAACTCCTTGATCTGCTGTTCATGCTCTCCGAGACCGCGCCGTCGGCTTTCGGGCTGGACAAGTTCGGAGTCGCCGAAAGCGGCCGGGCGCTGCGGCTTCGCCTGCTGCGCACGCTGGCGAAGATCAACCGGAAGCGGCTCTACTACGATACCGCGCTGAAGGCGGCGCTGCTCACCGCCCAGGTTCTCGACGTGACCCACGGCTCTGGCGAATACGAACCTGCCGAGCCAACCATCCAGTGGGCGGACGGGCTGCCGGAGGACATGGTCGAGATGGTGGAGATCGAGAGCCAGCGGCTGGCGGCAGGCAACACGTCGGTTGAATCCTCGGTGCGTCGGCTGGACGGCCCAGACGCCGTGGAGGCCGAGATGGCGCGGATCGGGGAGGAGACGGGACAGGCAACTACTCTCACCGGGGCGGCTGGCGGTAAGGGGCAGGAAGCCCGCACTGAGGACCAGCCGGAGGCCGGGGCAGAGGGCGCCTGAGGTGCCCATGCGGTGGATCTGTGTCATCCGACATGTTGCGCCTGCAGTCTGGTTTCCGCCTTCGCCGAGGCTACGGCGGACAAGTCGGGGCTGTGGACATGGTCTCAGCACCTGTCGTGAGGAGCGTTGAGGCGTGCCTCCACCCATCGGGCGTCGACGCATTGAGGAATTCCGGCGGGCATTCACCGGCGAGATTGACTCGCTGGCTGCCCTCTACCGCGACGCGGCCGCAGACATGATGGACGTTCTCGCGGACGCGGCGACGCTCGCTGGACAGCGGGGCCGGGCGGTCGCCCTGCTGCGGCAGTACCAGACCATCCTCGCCGACCTGGGCGATGAGGCTGCGGCGTGGATAGAGTTTAACATCCCGCGCGCTTACGATATCGGGCTGGAGTTCGGCGACGAGGGGATTCGCAACATCCGCCGTGCCGGAATCAACCTGCGACGTCGAGGCACGACGATAACGGGTCGCAGGGAGCGGGAGGTGTTCTCCCAGGTGCACCGGGAAGCGGCGCGGGCAATCACGGAGTCCATGCTGCAGACCACCAATGCGGCGCTTGCTCAGATTGGCCGCCGCGTGGATGATGTCTTCCGCCGCGAAGGAATGCTGGCTGTCGCCAGGGGGATCGCAGCAGGCCGCGCCCGAGTCGAGGTGAGTCGGGAACTGGAGCAGCGGCTGATTGCTGCGGGCAGGCCGACGTTCGTGGATGCGCTGGGGCGGCAATGGCCCCTCGACCGCTATGCCGAGATGGTAGCCCGCACCACCACCCGCGAGGCCATGACCCAGGGCACCATCAACCGGCTGCGCGAGCACAGCGTCACCCTCGCTCAAGTATCGGCGCACAATGCGGAAGACTTCTGCCGCTACTACGAAAACGCCATTGTCTCCCTGGACGGCTCGCACCCTGTCTACCCGCCGATCTCGGCGATCAACGGCCCCCCGCCCTGGCATCCGAACTGTATCCACGTGCTCACGCCCTTCGTGGAGCGCCTAGCGACTGACGAGGAGAAGAAACGGGGCATCATCTCGCCCGACCTGCTCAACAAGCCTCCGGCCGAACTCCAGCGGCGCTTCCGCAAGGAGTTTCCTGGCGTGGCCCGGGCCGCGGGAAAGCGAGGGCTTGCACGGGCGGGGCGGGCAAGGGTTGCCGCGGCGCGAGGGCGGCCCAAGCCCACACGGGCGCATGCCCCCGAGCCTGAGCTGCGCGCCCTGGAGGAGGGGACTGTCCTGCGCCGCACCTACAAGGGCCGCGAGTACCTCGTCCAGGTGGTGGAGGGAGGCAAGGTCTACTTCGAGGGCGGCGTCTATCACTCGCTGACCGATGTCGCCCGGATCATCACTGGGCAGAGGGCAATCAGCGGGCCGGCTTTCTTCGGCGTGGCGGAGCGCGGCAAGCGCACCGGGCAGGCCGTGGCCGCCGCGCGGCCCGTCGCTGCTCCGCCCAAGCTGCCGAAGCCGAAGACAGACCTGGAACTGACGGGGCGCACTTGCGATGACTTGGCTGAGATGATGGGCGCGAAGCATGGATGGAATGGAGACTTGCGCACCGGTCGAGGCGCCTTCGGCGGGCACAAGGACTGGGACTGCGCCATCAGCATCGGCTCGGAGGCAAGGGATCGCGTGGATGCGATGCTGAAGCACGATGCAGCTTCCTGGGCAAAGCTTTCCCGGAACCAGAAGATGGAAATGACCTCTTCCTTCAACACCCTGGTGCATGAGGCGACTCATGCTATGGGGGTGGAGGGGGCAATCAAGACCCACGAGTACGCGACGGCGGCGCAGCGGTGGATAGAGGAAGGCCTTACCGCCGCGGGGGCCGACGAGACGGCGCCGAAGCTCTTCGAGCGGATCATGGGGTTCCCCTCCGGCCTGGACAAGCGCGACTTTGCCGGGATGGCAAGCTACAGCGATTACCAGCAGGCCCTGGCGAAGGCGCTCGGCGGGCCTTATGCCGGGCGCTCGATGTCTGAGCCAATGCGGGGGATTGACCCGAAGCTCTACCTGGACTTGGCCTACCGCACGCCTCGCGACCAGCGGCTCTGGGAGCTATCGAAGCGCATGGAGAGCTACTACGGACGAACAGAGCGCGGCGTGAGAACGGCGGTGGAGATAGAAGCCATCGTAGGGCACTCGGCAGACCACAAAGTGGTGGTGAATTTCGCCGAAGAGGCCCTGGCACTACAGCAAGCGAGGCCGTAAGCATGTCCGATTTCATCGACGAACTACTGCGTGGAAGGAGGAAAGGGCACCGCATCCGGCCCGGCTTCATGGAAGAGGCGAGCGCCGCGATTATGCGGGCCGCTGGCACGCCGGAGGCCCGGCGGACCCTCCAGCGCTATCTCCGACGAGCCCGAGGCGGCCTGGAGCGCGCCCAGCTCATGCGCATGGAGGAGATGCTTGTCATGGCGGAGGGCGCCGGCGAGGATTGACAAGCCCCCTCGGATCAGGTCAGGGGCGGACAGCAAGGCGCTGGCACGCAGCAGACCACCCCGCCCGGGACACAGGCCGCGGGAAGAGGGTATTGACACCTGGCCCGGGTGCGATAGAATAGGGTGAACTGAATAGCATACCGCCGACTCGATAACGAGAGGCGGGCTTTCTGAGAGCTGTGCCTGGTAGCCCCAGGCGGCTCAGAGAAAGCCCGCCTCTTTGCTTTTTCAGGAGATGCTGGAGATGGCGATCCGGATTGACAACTCGACGGTTTCGGACAAGGCGTGGGGCGACGTGGACAAGGCCGCCCTGGCGCGGCGGCTTGCTGAGAACGGCGACGCCGCCGTGATACGGGAAGCCTTTGCCTACGTGCCTGACCTGGAGAACCGCAGCGAGTGGGGCGGGCCGCACCACGAACTCCAGGGAGACACCCTGGTCGTGAACCGCAACGGCGTGCATGCGTTGGCCGCTGCCCTGTCCGGCGCGCGCGGCGGAGTGAAGTGGCCTCCTTCGGCGCGGGTGGCCGCGCTGGCCCACGTGCGCAAGCACTACGGCGCAATGGATGAGGAGCCGCCGGAGGGCATGAGTGCCGAGTAACGGCTTCCCGCCATAGGCGGGAAAGCCTCTGAGATAACCGCCCGCCGGAGCGATATCCGGCGCACCCGCCGCGGGGCGTTAAACCGGAGGGAGACCATGAGCGAAGGAACCGAGAATCAGCAGGGACAGCAAGGAACTGGCAGCCAGGGTCAGGCCGACGCCCAGTCGGTCGGCTCAGAGCAGGCCGTCCAGGGCGCTAACGCCGCTCAGTCGGCAAGCGCCGGGCAGGCGGGCCAGCCCGCCGCGCAGACAGGCCAGTCCAGCACAGGCGGACAGCAACCTGCCCAGGGACAGCAAGCCGAGGGTGCCCAGACCCGCCAGACTGAGGGCGGGCAAGCTCAATCGCAAACGCCGGCGACACAGGCGAAGGGCATTCAGGTGAAGCTGAGCCAGGAGCAGATCGACCGCCTGGTCAAGGACGGCACCCTGGAGTTGAGCGACGACACGTTCACCGGCGCGGTGCGGGATCGCATTGCGCAGTTGACTGCCCGCGCGAAGGGCGCCGAGCGGCGGCTGGCCGAGATCGCCGCCGCCCAGGAAGAGGCCGAACGCAAGGCCCTCGTGGAGCAGGAGCGGTTCAAGGAGCTCTACGAGAAGGAGCGCCAGGCGCGGGAGAAAGAGGCATCGGGCCGCAAGGACGACGCCATCCGCGCTCGCTTCCTGCTCGCCGCCCAGTCCAAGGGCGTCGTCGATCCCGATGTCGCCTTCATCATCGCTAGGTCGCTGCCCCCCTTCGGCGCGGTGCAGGTGGATGATGAGGGCAAGGTGACCGGCATCGACGAGGTCGTCGAGACGCTGGTCAAGGAGAAGCCCTACCTGGTCTCCCAGCCACAACAGCAACCGAAACCGCAAAGCGTGGGGGCGGCAAGCAACCCGGCTGAACAGAGCCCGCCGCCTCCCAAGAATCTCGCCGAGGCTGGAGATCGCCTGGAGCAAGCACTGCGCACCGGCGTGACCTGACCCGGCACACCCGCCGTCGCCAAGGCTATGGCGGGCTAAAGAAGGAGTGAGAAATGGCTGCGACCACAACCACGCTGGCCGAACTGATCGTCCAGCTATACAAGGGGCCGTGGGTGGAGGCCCTGTTCACCAACACTTTCCTGCTCACCCGCATCCAGCAGAAGCAGGGCGCGGGCGAGGGAGTCCGCTGGCCGGTGCGCTATGGCGGGAACACCTCCGCCGGCTCCTACGCGGAGACTGACACCGGCGCGGGGGCAGGAAACCAGGGCTTCAAGAAAGCCTTCCTCGGCTGGAAGCTCAACAAGGTCGAGGTGGAGGTCTCCGGCCTGGCGCAGGCAGTCGGTGATGCGGGCGGGATGATCGTCCCCGCGCTGCGCACCGAACTCGACCTGGGTCTGTCGGATATGCGGGGCAACATCAACACCCAGTTGATGTCAGACGGCACCGGCAACTCCGGCAAGGACGTCACCGGGCTGTTCGCAGCGATCGCCGACACCGGCACCTACGCCGGCCTTGACCGTGGGACTTATACCTGGTGGAAGTCCTACGTCAGCGCCAACGGCGGAACCCCGCGCAACCTCACCGAGGAACTAATACGCACCGTCAAGTCCGCGGTCGAGGCGCGAGGCGGTCGGGTGACGGAGATCTACTGTGGCTCCACTCAGTGGTATCGCTACGGCGATCTGCTGAGGGCGGAGCGGCGCCAGCAGAATCCCACCAGTCTGACTGGAGGTTACCAGGCGCTCGACTTCGAGGGTGTCCCGGTGATCAAGGTGCCCGGCTACCCGCAGACACGCATGGACTTCGTGGACAAGGAGCTCCTGGAGTACGTCGTGCTCAAGGACTTCGAGGCCAAGCCCATGGCGAAGACCAAGGACTCCGACGTGATCTGGGTCACTCATTACAGCCAGCTGGTCTGCCGCAACCCCTACCGCATGGGGAGCCTGCAAGACCTGGCGCAGTAGGAGGTGACCGATGAGTAGCGTCGCGCGGATCATCTCTGACTGTCGGGACGGGCGCAAGATCGCCCGCGGGGTGACATCGGTCACCGGGTCGGCCACCAACATCGCCACCGGGCTTTCCCAGGTGGAGGATGTGCTGGTCTCGATCAAGCGGTCGACCGCTCCGGCCCTGGAGGTCGTATTGGCGACTTGGGGCCTGGGTGCAGCCGCAGGTCAGATCAACCTCTACTGCTGGAAGCACACGGCGGCGAACGACTGCACGCTGATCGCCGCCACAGTTGCCGTGGACGTGGAGTGGCTGGCGATCGGTAAGTGAACGACCGGGGCCGGCTCAGCCCGGCCCCGGAGTAACTGTGGGAGGTCAAGATGCGAAAGGAAACGAGTGGCTTGTCGGTTGAGGGAGATGCCCCGACCGAGTCCAGCTCGCCACCAGGCGGTGGAGGGGCAGTGGATCTGGCTGATGCCGGCCTGACTGGCCCTGCGCCTGCTCCGGCATCCGCGAACCCAGGGAAGCTTACGGCGCTCCTGGCGCTGTCGGAGCCCGCGCGCACCGAGGCGCTGGAGAAGATCACGAACTCTGGCATAACAGTGAACCTACGCAGCAAGACGGGTGAGGAGGTGCGGTGGCGCTACGGCGAGCACATCCTGGTCGTGCCGCCGACGCCCAAGCCGTTCGCCGCTCCGCACGCGATCCACCTGCTCTTCTGCGCAGCCGGCCTGGTGGAGGAAGTCGAGGAGTAGCGGGTGGCCATCGAGGCGACAGTAGGAGGCGAGAACAGCAACTCCTACGTGACTCTGACGGAAGCGAACGTCTACTTCGCCAACCGGCTGCGTGCCGAGGCATGGACGAGCGCGAGCGACGCGGACAAGGAGAAAGCCGTACTCACGGCCTGCCGCCACATCGAGGCTTGCCGCATTCGGGTTCATCGGCGGCCCTACGGCTATCCCGGCGAGCCGCCGGACGCGATGGGCCGGCCCTATGACCCGCTCGCTCCTTCCAACTCCGATCAGGTGCTCTCTTTCCCGCGCCAGCGGGACAAGGACACCGATGGCAACTACGCCATCCCGAAGCGCGTGAAGGACGCTCAGTGCGAGGAGGCGCTCGCCCTGCTGGCGAGAGGCGCAGAGCAGGAGCGCCGCCGCGCTCTGCAAGCGGCGGGCGTGACCTCCTTCTCGGTGGATGGGCTGAGTGAATCGTATGGCGCATCAACCGCGGGCCATCCGCTGGAGAGCGCTGAGGCGAGGGCGTTGCTCGCTCCCTTCATTGACAAGGGCGGAGTGCTCGCCACTTCAGATCACCCTGACGGCGAGTGGTCGCCAGGGAGCGCGACGTGATCAACGACTACCTGGCCCAGGATGTATGGCGCAAGCCGAGGACTGGCGTTGACGGCTACGGACAACCGACCTTCGGAGCAGCCGCGCAGACGAAAGGCCGCTGGCTTGAGAAGCGCCGCCTGGTGCGCAATGCCGAGGGAGAGCAGGTGATCTCGGAGGTGACGGTCACACTGGGGCCGGATGAGCTATTGGCGGTGGGTGATCAACTCTCCGCCGACGGGACGACTTACCTGGATGTAATCGCCGTCTCGGTCTCCCGAGGACTGGGAGGCGAGGCGGCTCTGAAGCGGGCCTATCTCTAGGCTCATGAAGGAGGAAGACGTGAACTGGAAACTGACCCTGACCAAGGGGCTTGTTGTAGGAGCGCTGGCTGCACTGGGAGTCTGGGCTGCCGATATTCAGTCGGTGTCCGCCTGGTGGGCCGGCGCGGCGGTGCTGGCTATCGAGGCCGTGCGCGATCTGGTCAAGGCGCGCTTCGGGAGTTTCCCTGGCCGGGCAGGCGTTCCGAACGGGTAATCCCATGCCCACCATTCGCCGCCAGACCTACGGCAAGTTCGGAGTCGCCCTCAAGGGGCTGGAGGAACTCTCGCGCCAGATCGCCCGCGACGGCGAGGTGTGGCAGCGCGTCCAGCAGGCCGCGGTTCGCGGCATGACCGAGAACACTGAGGACCTGCTGGGCCGGGCCATGCGGGACGCTCCGGTTGATGAGGGAACGCTGCGCGCCAGCGGTTCAGCCGCGGTCTACGCGAATGGCCGGGCGGTCGCCCGGCGCGGGTTCCGCGAGGTTAGCGGACAGCCCGAGGCTCCGGAGATGGTGGAGCGCAAGGTGGTCGAGGGCGGCCTGGGCGACGCGGTGGTAGGCGAGGTGGGTTTCAGCACACCCTACGCGCTCGTCCAGCACGAGCGCCTGGACTTCAACCATCCCAAGGGCGGGAAGGCCAAGTACCTCGAGGATAACCTCAAGGAGCAGGCCGACCGCTACCAGGGCAACCTCAACGACCATCTGCGAGGGGCCCTTGCATGAGCCTGCTGATTGATCAACTCGCGCTCTACCTGGAGAGCCAGGGCGAGGGAACGGTGGGGACGGATCTGTTCAGGCTCCACCGGCCCTCCTCGCCGCTTGCCTGCGTCAGCCTGCATGCGACCGGGGGCTATCCGCCTGACCGATACACGGAGCGCGAGCACCCCACAGTGATGCTCTTCGCGCGGGCGGCGACTCCTGATGCAGCCCTGCGAAAGGCCTACGGTCTCTACGGCAAGCTGCACCGCAAGCAGAACCTGGACCTGGGCGGGGGCCTGTGGGCGCTCACCATCGAGGCGGTGGCCAGCCCCGCATACACAGGCACCGAGCAGGCCGCCAACCAGACTGCGCACCTTGCATCTTTCAACATCGCCCTTGACCTGCGGAGGCCGTCTTCGTAGGCGGGGCAGGGAGGAAACAACGTGGCAACCATCACGGATGTGTATCCGAGTTACGCGAAAGCGGGAGACTCGGCAATCAAAGTCATCGGCACCGGCTTCCTGGACGCCCCGAGCGAGACCAAGGTCTACCACCGCAAACACGGTCAGACCGCCTGGGAGAATGTTGACCCGTCGCGGGTGACCTACGTCTCGGCGACCGAACTCACCGTCGCCATCGACGCGGCCAACCTTGATGGCTGGGACAGCGGGCTGAACGACGTGGGCGTTTCTGATTCCGGAGAGAGCACGCCGGACGGTTCCGTCGCCCAGGCGCTGTTCTTCTTCACGGCGGGGTCGTTCTCGCCAGACGATGTCATCAAAGGCGCGGTGGAGGAACTCTACATCGAGGGGCTGTTCATGGGGCACACCCACGGCTCCCTCGATGTGGAGCATGGCGTCGAGACCTCGGACATCGAGGTCGATCAGTCACTGCTCCCGGTGCGCACCATCAAGGCCGGCGAGACCTTCTCGCTCGCGGTGCCGCTGGCGGAAGTGACGCTCGAGCACATCAAGGAGGTGTGGGGTATCTCGGCCTCCATTGAGGACCTGGGCACCGGACGCCGGCGTTTGACCTTCGGCGGCGACACCGCGATCACCGAGAAGTCGGTGATGCTGGTGCTGCCGGCCGGTTCGGGCAAGAAGTTCGCCCTCACCTTCTACCGCTGCGCGGTGCTGGCCTCGGGCACGCTCTCCTGGAGCAAGGAGGAGCAGGTTGACCTGCCCATCCAGCTCACCGTGCTGGCCGATACCAGCCGGCCCGCGGGCGACCAGGTTGGACGGTGGGAGGAGTACACGGCGTAGCGTGAACGCATGACCAGATGAGCCGAGAGCAGCCGGGCTTCGCACTCCGTCGCCAAGGCTATGGAGTGTCTACGACAGGCGGCTCGCAGCAACGCCTGGCTGTCCCCCGGCCAGAGACCTGTGGAGGCAGCAGAACACATGACAGACACAGACATCAAGGCACCGACTCCAGACGAAGTCGTGATGCCCCAGGAGCGCCGCTTTCAGGTTGGCGAGCGTGAGATCGTAGTGCGGCCCCTGGTGATCGGGGATTACAAGCGCATCGCCGCCGATCTGGGCGCGATAGCGCAGCGAGTGGCACGGGAGCATCCAGAGATTGATCTCGCCAAACCGGACGAGCACCTGGAGGCGATCTTCCCGATCCTGGGCGAGGCCGTCGGGCGGCTGTTCCAGCGTCTCTTCGGGGTCGAGGAATCCTACCTGGACGAGCACCTGACCCTGGCGCAGGCGGCGCAGATCATCGCCGCCGCGCTGGAGGTCAACCAGCTCCCGGACATCCGAAAAAACGTGGGGCGCGCCCTCCAGCTCGCGAAGACGACGGCGATTCCGTAAGTCTGGGCTGGGCGGGCGCGTTCGACTTATTGCAGAGCGAGTACGGGTGGACGCACAAGTACATCCTCTGGCACGTGACCCCGGCGCAGGCGCTGGTGTGGGCGGAATGCATCCGCAGAAGGCGTGCGCTTCGACTGGCCGAGGAGGCGGAACTGGCCTACATCGCAGCCGCGGCGGCACAGGGAGGCAAGAAGGCTTACCAGGCGCTGCGCTCTGCAGTGCGCAGACTGCGCAGGGAGGCGGGCGTGGATAGGCGAGCGGAACCGGAGGAACTGGCGCGATCAATGGGGCTGACTGATCGGAGACGCGAGAAGCACGAATGACCGTCGGAGCCATCACCGCACAACTGCGGCTGGACATGACCAACTTCCGGGAGGGGCTGGGAAAGGCCAATTCCCTCCTGGAGCAATACAGCGGCGCAACCATGAGGGCCAGCGCGATGCTGGCCGGCTTCGGCGCGGCGGTGGCCGGCGGGATGGGCATGGCGGTCAAGGCCTCGGCGGAGTTCGAGGCCGAGATGCGCAACGTCAACTCGATCCTCAAGGAGAGCGAGCCGGCATTCCGCGCGCTGTCGGAATCGGTGCTCGCGCTTTCCGGCAAGGTGGGACAAGCGCCCGAGGTCCTGGCGCGCGGCCTCTACGACATCGCCTCTTCGGGGTTCAATGGCGCTGCGGGTCTGAAGGTGCTGGAGGCCTCCGCGGTCGCCGCCACTGCGGGAATCACTGACACCGCCACTGCGAGCCGGGCGATCACCGCCGTGCTCAACGCCTACGGCCTGAGCGCGGATGACGCAGGCCGGGTTTCGGACGTGCTCTTCAAGACGGTGGAGCGAGGCGTGCTCACCTTCGGGGAACTCGCCCAGAACATCGGCGATGTGATCTCCACTGCCGCGCAGGCGAAGGTTCCCATCGAGGATGTGGGCGCGGCGATTGCCACCATGACCCGCGCCGGCGTCGTGCCAGCAGAGGCGGTCACCTCCTTGAACCAGGTGTTGTTGTCGTTCATCTCGCCGTCGGAGCAGGCCAAGGCTGCCGCCACCAAGCTCGGCATCCAGCTGACCGCCACCAACCTCGCCGCCAAGGGGCTGGGCGGCGTAGTGCAGGAGATGGCGGCTGCGCTGAAGCTCGGCGGAGACGACTTGGAGGCGATGCAGAAGGCCGGGGCCTCCGACGCGGAGGTCATGGCCCTGGTGGCGCAGCGCTCCGGCGTGGCGACCGAGCAGCTGGCGGAACTTTTCCCGAACGTGCGGGCCTTGCGGGGCGCGCTGGTTCTCGCCGCCCAGGGAGGGCGCGAGTTCTCCGAGGACGTGCAGGCGATGGCGCAGGCAACCGGGGCGTCAGCCGCTGCTTTCGCCGAGCAGAGCAAGTCTTTCCAGGTGCAGTGGGCCAAGACCTGGGCCGGCATGCGGGCCTTCATGGTGCAAGTAGGCTCGGCCTTCCTGCCAGTGCTCAAGGTGCTGGCGGAGGTACTGAAGACCGTCGTGCAAATGGCCGAGGCCATCCCTGCGCCGCTGCGTGCCATCCTGGCGGTAGTCGCGCTGCTGGCGGCCGGGTTCGCGTCGCTCACCGCCTCCTTCATCCTCTACAACGCCTATTTGAAGGAGGCCGTCGTTCTCTCCGGCGGATTGGTTGGCGCGATGCGCCAGATGATGACGAGTATGTCAGCGGCCAATGTCCAAATCAGCCTGACTGGACTGTCGCTCGGCAAACTGGCAGCAGGCGCGAAGACGGCTGGGGCAGCCCTGCTCGCCAGCCTGCGGGGCGGGGCGCTGGGATTCGCGGCGATCACTGTCGGCCTGGGACTGCTCTACCGCCAGTTCTCCGAGGCCGACCGCATGGGCAAGGAGTTCGTGCAGACACTCCTTGACCTCGACCGGCGTGCCTTCAAGGTGAAGGTGCGCTTGGAGGACATCAAGACGCCCTCTTTCTGGAGCCGGATGATGGAGTGGGCCGGCTACCGCACCCAGGACATGGACCGCTTCCTCGCCCAGATGAACCAGTACAAGCAGAAGGTCGAGGGAGCAGAGAAGGCCCAGCAAAGCCAGGAGGCGCGCACCGCCAAGCTTAAGCAGATCGAGCAGGAGCTGGCGCGTTTCCGCGGCGAGGCGCACGCCGCCCGCATGAAGCAGATCGCCGAGGAGGCGCAGACGCTGGAGAAAGACCTCGCCGAGGCCGGCATGAAGCCCGAAGAGGCAAGGGCGCAGGCCGCCAGGTGGGCGGCTGCGGCACGATCTGCGGCGGAGCGAGAAGCCAGCAAGGACATCCAGGAAGCCGAGATCAAGCTGCTCGAACTGCAGAGCCGCAACCATGAAGCCCGAATGCGCCAGATCGAACTCGAGGCCCAGGCAGTCAAGGAGAAGTACCTGGCCGCCGGACGAGGCGAGGAGGCAGAGGAAGCGGCCAGGCAATACCGGCTCGCGGCTATCGCTGCCTATGAGCGAGAGCGCAAGGACATCGTCCTCCAGGCTGAGCAGAAACTCGTCGAGGCGCTGATCGGCCACGAAGATCAGATCGCTGGCGCACGAGAGCGCATCCACCGCGTCCGCCTCCAGCAGATCCAGTCGGAAGCCGAGGCGATCAAGAATCAGTTGATCGCCGCGGGCGAGGATGCGACGAAGGCCGAACTCGCGCGGAAGCAATTCCTCGCGGCGAAGACAGCCGAACTCGCCAAGCAGGAAGCGACAGAGAGGGCTCGCATCTTCGAGCAAGGCGCGGAGGCCATCGTTTCGGCCTGGATTGCCGCGGTGGAGGGGATGCGCCAGGCCGACCGACTGCAGACGGGCGAATATCTCTCGCAGCTCTCTCGGGTTCTCGAGCTGATTCGCCAGGTCAATGCTGCGCGGACAGACGCTGGCCAGGGCCGTCTCTTCCAGCAGGAGGAACTTCGCCTGGCCCAGACCATCTTCTCCGAGCGCCAGCGAATGCAGCGCGAACTGACGGTGGATGAGAAGAAGCTCGCGGATGAGCGCAAGCAGTGGGCGCAGGAGGAACTGGAGCAGCGCACTCGCCTGCATGCCTACGAAATGTCCCTGATCGACCTCACCTTCCAGCATCGCCGCGACCTGGCGCGCGTAACGGGCGAGGAAGACCAGCAGACAATGGCCCGCATCGCGGCCGACGAGCTTGCCGCGCTGCAGCAGCGACGCGCCGAGGAGCAGCTTAGCGCGCAGGAGCGACTGGATTCCCTGGAGCGCGAGCGCCAACTGATCCTGGAGATGGCGCAGGCCGGGGAGATGCCAGAGCCTGCCGCGACCGCGGCGCTGGAGTCAACCTTCGCCGAGATGCAGCGGGCGAAGGAGGAACTGGCGGCGCAGGACAGAGCCGCCTTCGAGGAGCGCAAGAAGCAGCACGACGAGACGCTCAAGCAGATCGAGACCGAGCAGAAGACCCTGCGCGACCAACTCTCCCAGACCGGCGGCCAAATTGTGCAGGTCGCCCAGCAGGTCTTCGATGCTCTCCAGCAGCGGCTCCAGGCGCTTGCCTCGGTGAGATTGCAGCCCGCGCTTGCGGGCGCAGTGGCGGCGGTGGGGCCGGCGTCTGCGGCCGGGCGCACCTACAACTTCTACATCGGCGGTCGGCAGGTCACTGCGGGTACGGACATCAGCCGCATCGCTGACCAACTCGCCGAGATGCTGGAGCGCGAGCACACCTATGCGAGGGACTGATACGTGGCTGCCTGCTACATGAGCAAGCCTGACGATACCGAGAAGACCTACCTGGACGAGGACCCGGTCTCCTATGACGACGGGCCGGCAGAGAGACGGGCCTCCTCCCACGCCACCTTCGGCGGCAGCCGCGTCTGGCAGGACTTCGGGGCCAGGGATGTTGACCGGCAGATCAGGCTGCGGACGGACTGGATGAGCCAGGCGACGCTGGACGCGCTCAAGGCCAAGTTCGCAGTGACCGCCCAGGTCTGGAAGTGGGTGGATCACAAGGGACACGAGTATCGAGTCTTCTTTCGGGCGCTCAACCCGGAGCGCATCCGCGGCCACGCCGCCTACCGGGTGGAGATGCTGCTGGATGTGGTGCAGGTGGTGACGTGAGATCAGGGAGGTAGCAGATGAACAGAAGCAATGGGCTTTCAGCGATGATGTTGGTTGCATGCGCTACGGTCATCTTGGTGCTGGCGGGATGCAAGCCTGAGCGTGTGACGGTCTTCAAGCCTGGTGTGGCCTATGCCTCGGCTGTCGGCGGCGCTGATCCCACGGTCAGTCTCTCTGCTGATCGCACATCCGTCACGACCGGCGACGCGGTGAGCCTGACCAGCGTGATCGCAGTGCCTTCTGCCGAGACGCAGGCTGCCAAGCAGGTGACTTGGCGCTATCAGATTCCATCCGGCTTCTCTCTTCTGGAAGCGATTGGGCCGCGGCCCATCGGCAACCAGGCCACCGTGACCTGGACGAATCCTGATGGCTCGCAAGGCTCGGCCACCAGCAACACTGTGACCGTGGTTGTGCTCGGGGCATCGCTCTCCCTGCAACCGGATGCGAACCGCTATGTCAGCGTGCAGTGCGGGGACATCAAGCCAGGCGAGGAGCGGGCAATCACCCTGACGTTGCGCTACGTGGGAGAGTAGGCGGCGATGCTATGCAGCGGTGACATGATGAAACAGCATTGGGCAGGCTCAGCGATAACTGGTGCTGCGGGGCCGCATCGAGTGCAGGACGACCTCGTCGCCTACCACGTCATAGCGGAGGCGGTAATCGCCAATGCGCAGGCGAAACTGGCCTTCTCCGGCGGGGACGTCCACCAGCTTGCGGATGTTCCCCCGCCCTTCCAGGTTGAACGGGTCGGTCTCCAGCAACTCGACGGCCTCAAGCAGACTCTCGTAGATGCGCGGCAGACGCTTGCGGAGGCGTCGCACCTCTCGCTCGAAGGCAGGAGCCGCGACCACTCGGTAGCGGCGCGGCATGGGGCTACCTGGACTCCTCTTTCAGCTCGCCAAGGAATTCCCGCACCGGACGGGTGCGCCCGGCGCGATGGGCCTTCATGCTTGCCCGAAGGCGCTTGCGCAGCGCCGGGTCCTGCGCCTCCAGATAGTCCTCCACGGCATCAATGTCAAGCAACCCGGCTACCGGGATACCGTCTTTCTCAAGCACCACCACGTCGCCGTCCACATGCACGCTTCGAACGAGCGACCCCAGGTTGGTGCGAGCCTTTGTCATCGGCATGCGCAGCACTCGGTTTGCCACTGGCTTGTCCTCCTGATTCATGCTCCCTAATGCATGTTAATCAATTCACGAGCGACTGTCAATACCCACAGGTGACCATTTCGTAGCGAGGAGACGCGATGGCGAAGCAGGTCACGAAATACGAGAGCGACGGGGTGACCCCCGCCCAGAGTTCCTATGACGAGGGGAGCGTGCTCGACGGTGCGCAGACCACGCCGCGGCGCATCTGGTGGAAGAACACCTCCACCGCCTCCGAGACGCTTCAGAACTGCCGATTCCGACGCGTGCAGAGCGGGGCGAACGACGGGCTGAACTTCCTGCAGATCGCCCAGGATAGCCCGCTCTCGCCGCCCGGCGCGCCGACTCTGGCGCTGGCAGCCGGAACCGAACTCGGCATTGGCCTCTACCAGTACGCCATCACCTTCGTGACCGCAAACGGCGAGACCACGCCGGGGACGCAGGCGGAGATCACCACAACCTCGGGCAATCAGCGAGTGCAGCTCTCCAACATCCCCATCGGGCCGAGCGGCACCACTGCCAGGAGAATCTACCGCAGCGCCGTGGGCGGGGGCCAGAAGAAACTGGTGGCCACCATCAACGACAACAGCACGACCTCCTACCTCGACCAGATTCCCGACGCGAGCCTGGGAGCGAACGCGCCCACGCTGAATACTTCCGGCTCGCCGGGCACGTGGCAGACCGCCAACATCACCATCGGCAACATGGCCGTCGGCGACTACGCGCCCTGCTGGATGCGCTACAACGTGCCGAGCGGGACGACCCAGGTAGGCAATCCGCGCAGAGCCTACGTGCAGTTCGAGGAGGCATAGATGAACGAAGTGCTCGCGGCCCCGAAGATCATCCTGCCTCCAGGCTATGTAGACAGAGATGGCAAGGTGCGATTTGCAGAGAGCACCCCAGTCACTATCACCTGGCCGGAGGAAATCAAGGAGGCCGCAAGACGGCTTAAGGAGATCGCTGCGTGCCTGGACTCACTGATCAACTCGAACTGATCGTCTCCGTCATCCCGAAGTTGACCGACCAGGTGCGCCTGGATGTGGAGGTGTTCCAGGACCGGGTGACAGATGCGGTGCTGCTGGAAGCAAACGTGACTCCGAAGGTGGCCGACGGGGTGCTCCTGCTGACCAACGTGGTGAACCAGAACTTCGAGGCCGAGGCGCAGGCGCGGGTGCTTGCGCCGACCGCAGAGGTGACTTTCCTGTAAATGGCGATCACTGTCAAACCGACAACCTGTGAGATCGACTCCCGCCTGGGGAACCTGGCGGATTCCCTCGACCTGTCGCTGGTCGAGGAGGACTCCGCCGCGCCGGCTTCCCCGGTTGCGCAGGCCTGGCGGACCCTCGACCAGGGTGACCTGATTCGCGTGCGCCTCGGTCTGAGCGGCTCCGGCTTGCTCGATTACGGCCTCTTCCGCGTGGACGAGTGCGCACTGGAGGCGACGGAGTCGTCCTGGCGGACGCGCATTCACGGACGGGACAAAGCGGCCCTGCTGGTCGAGGAGCGGGCGCAGGAGGGCTATGGCTTCGGGACCTGGCCGGATGATGAGCCGAAGGAGTACACCTACCCGTCGGCGCGCAGTCTGGCGAAAAGCATCGCAGCGCGCGTGGGACTGGGGCTGATCTGGGATGCACCCAACTACACGCTCACCACGTTCGCCCTCCAACCGGAGGAGTCAGCAAGCCAGGCCATTGGACGGCTGCTGGAGCCGCTGCGAGCGAGCCGTCGCTACTACGCGGACGCCTGGGTGGACGGGGAGAACCTGGTGGTGCGCCGGCGCGGAAACGGATCGGGCGTTGGCACCATTGACTGCTCCCTCGGTCAGGTCAGGAGCATTCGCCGCGCCCGGTGCTCTTCGGTGGGCGAGGTCAAAGTCTATGGCGCTACCTACGTCTCCCTGACGACCTACGAGCATCAGACCAAGCAGTCCAAGACTGGCTCCGGCGACACTGGGGAGGGCGAGCCGCAGGCGAGTGTGCGCATCACGGAGGACTCGCCGACGCACCGCGTGGTCGAGACCGGTATTGTCCAAGCGAACGGCGAGTTCGTGACGATCACCAGGGAGACCGAAGATCTCACCTACCAAGATGTGACCGACGCGGATGGCAACTGGCTGGGCCGCCTGCTGCTCGAAAGCCGAGTGCTGGAGGAGCGCGACCTGCACAGCGACAAGCCGAAGCGCTCTCGTAAGAAGATCAGCTTCGGCTATGACAGCCAGTGGCGGCTCGTCCTGCGAGATGAGCGCACCAGCGAGTACCAGGACGACGGCACCCTGAAGAAGGTCAACCACGTGGTGACTCGCTTCGAGCAGGTCACGCCGACCGATGTGCGCACAGTCACCACCGAGTTCAAGGTTGCCGCCGACGGCACCGAGACGGTGAAGAAGGGTTTCCCGAAGTGGGAGCAGTCGCCGGGCGTTCTCCAGTCGAGTGTGCGCCAGGCTCCCGACCCGGAGGGCAAGTGGGACGAGAAGCCAGACGGCAGCGCCCCCGACAACTCCAAGAAAACCGAGTATACGTCGCAGTACCAGGGCACCGCGAACGGCGGCGGCAGCATGCCCAGAGTCTATCGCAACGAGAACCTGGTCGGCAGCGCCATCTGCCAGCAGATCGCCGACGATCTGGCCGCGGAGAGCGGCAAGTGGCTCTACACAGTGAGCCTGTTCTGGCCCCGGCCGTTTTCCCATCGCAAGGGCCAGAAGGTCACCCTCAGCAGCCTGCCCGGCGACTGCCCTGACCTGGTGGACGTAATCATCGTCGGCGTGCGCACCTACTACGACGAGGGCGAGGGCGTCTGGTCGCACGACGTGGAGTTCGAATGCTGGAGGGATTCGTGAGTCGGCTGTCCTCCATAGCGCAGCGCATCCTTTCCGCTCACCGAACCTGCGGCTGGGGCAAGGTCTCGCAGGCAGTGCGGCCCGGCGAGGTGCGCCTGGAGAATCGCCAGGAGCGGGTGCTGGTGGCCGGCAACTGCTCCCCATCAGTCGGCGAGCGCGTCTCCTGGCTGCGGCTCGACCGGGGCACGCTCGTGACTGCTCGCAACATTCGACCTCGGCCGCCGCTGGTTCTCCCTTCGGGAAAGGCCCTTCCGACTTGGACGGGCGCATGGGGCCGGGTGATCACCTCTTCGTTCGACAACGGGCAATACGACAACGCCTCCCCCTGCTGCGCGGCGGACAGCAACGGGCATGCCTGGACTGCGGTGTGCGAGTCAGTGGGCGATGTGTTTCGCCTGCACTTCTATCGGGGCGACAAGGACAACCTGCTCGCGCCGGCAGGCTGGGCAAGCAAGGGGCACATCGACTTTTCCTACATCGGCGATCCGTACTATCGCACCAGCGGCCCAGGCTGGAGGACGCCCTGCCTGCTGGTGGACGACCAGGACAACCTCTTCGCCTGGTGGCACCGGCAGTTCCTCTGGGAGGCGGGACAGCAGACCGCGAACGCGCTGCAGGGAGTGAAGGGGACGATCAGTCCCGACACCGGCGCGCTCAGCCTGGACTCGCCGGTTGATCTCGGTCTGCCATACGTGGATGGCTTCGGCCCGGGCTACACCCCCGACTACAACGGCCTGGAGATCGCTCCCGACGGTTATCTCTGGCTCGTCACCTCGCCGAAGGTGACAGTGCAGACGCCGTGGGTGGACTTGCTTTATGGCGATGATCTGGGCGTCGGCACCTATAAGTATGCGCTCTCCTACGTCAGCGCGCAGAGCGAACTCGGCTGCGGCTACTATCGCAGCGTTACCACGAAGGCGCAGGCCGACTACAAGGGCACGTACTCCGCCAAGGCCAGATCGGGCGGCGGCACCTTCGGCCCTGGCACCCACCTGTTCCGCACGAACTTCTACAAGCAGGACGGCACCTCGGGCGACGGGGAGAGCATTTACCCCTCCGCCGAGAGCGGCGGGATGGTCACGATCTATGGTGGCAACGACTGGCGAGTCGAACTCCAAATCAACAAGGGCCTGGCCAACTGCACCGGGCGGCGCATCTACTGCTGGCCGAACTGGCCGGGCGGCCCGGGCGGCTACTTCCTGGTGGCCGACATCCCGGACAACGAGACGACGGATGTCACCATCTACAACCCGCCAACCGGAAGCGAACCTCCGTACCCGACTCAGCATACTCTCCCCGCCAAGCGCACGCGCGTCTGGAACATCGCCCAGGGGCCGCCGGGCACCACCGCGCGCCGCATCTACCGCACCCAGGCCGGCGGCAGCATCTACGGCCTCGTGCATACCGTCAATAACAACCAGAATGACGCGGAGTGGGCTGACGACACCGGCGACGGCATAGGCGCGACCCCGCCCAACAACCCGACGAACCAATCCTATCGCTGCCTGGCCGTGGGCCGCTCGAATGCGCCGCGCTCCTGGGCGAGCGGAGTCACCTGGGAGAAGGTCTTCGGCTGGTATCCCTGGTCGTGGCTGGGAGATCGCTGCGGCGTCGTCGCCCTGGGCAACGGACTGGCGGCAGTCGTTTACCAGAACACCTCCTGGGGCCTCTCTGCGCAGCGGCGCACGACCGGGGGTTTCTGGGGCAGCGAAGTCAACCTGGTCACAGAGAGCGGCCGCAGTTTCCGCCTGGGAACCATCCTGCTCCACGAAGGCGAGCCGCACCTGTGCTACCTCGAATCGGGCGGCTACCCCAGCCTTGATGAGTGGCACTACGCGCCGCTCTCAGTCAGCGACGACGGCGTCAGCATGGGCAGCCCCGTGCTTGCAGGCGAGGGCTGGCCCTACAGCGAGGAGCCGCCGCGGCTGTCCTGGGACGAAGACCAGGAAGTCATGGTGATGCACGGCGGCGGCTTCAACGACTACTGCCACATCTTCAACGTGGATGAGGGCGACGTGGAGAGCGGCGGCGGTGATCTCTCCACTGCCGGCGCGGATATCTCCTGGTGGACGGCTCCGCACCGCGTTCCCGGCCCGAAACTCTGGGGACTCTTCATCGACTGGGACGGCTACCACGGAGCCGTGGAGTGGACACCAGAGTGAGCAGACTCTATTCGGCGATCAAGCGTCTGGCGCGGAAGGGGGACCAGGCAGCAATCGGGGTGGTCGCGGGGTACCTCGGCGGCGGCCGCTATCGCATCAAGATCGCAGGCAGCGAGTACGAAGTGCCGGCCGCGGGAGACGCGCAGGCGATTGACGGCCAGAGCGTCGCGCTGCTGGTGAGTGGGGAGAACGGGAAGCCCATCGCCATGCTGGGTGCGGTGCGCCAGACGGGAGTGTAGGGTGGCGAGCCAACAGATTCTGCTATCAACAAAGTGCTGCAAGATCGCAGGCGGCGCGAACGCCAACAGCAACTATGGCAACATCACGCCCGGAGGGGTGCACTACAACTCGGCCAGCGCGAACTGGACTAAGCGTCATCTGGTCGAGTTCGACCTTACGCAGCTCATCCCACAGCAGGCGTCCCAGATCGTCCAGGCGCGCCTGCGCGTGAGCTTCGACGGATCTCTCAATAACCACAGCGACGCGGCCTTCAACATCGCCTGCCATCGCCTCACCGCCGCGTGGGTCGAGGCGCAGGTCACCTGGAACAACCGGCAGACTGGTACACCCTGGGGGACAGCAGGCGGCGACTTCGCCTCGCCCGCGCTGATCACCGTCTCCAGCCCTGACAATCCGAGCGGCTGGGGAACCGACTACTTCGACATCACCCAGTTGCTCAAGGACTGGCTGAACGGCACGTACCCGAACTCCGGGATCATCCTGAAGTGTGAGACTGAGAGCGGTTCCATCAACACGTGGAGTTACTACGAGACCGACGATCAGGCCAGTGACACTTACAAGCCTGCCCTGGTGGTTGACTACGTCGCTCCGCCGACGGCTCCCTCCGGTCTCTCGGCAGCGCCCAACGGCGCGAACCGGATCGACCTCGCCTGGACTGACAACTCCAATAACGAAAGCGGCTTCAAGATACAGCGCAAACTCGGGGCAGGCGGCACCTGGAGCCAGATAGACACGGTCGGCGCGAATGTCACCACCTACACGGACACGGCGGTTGTCGGCAACGCGACCTACTACTACCGGGTCTGCGCCTACAACGCGGACGGCGATTCGAGTTGGAGCAATGAGGCCAGCGCCACCGCGATCCAGGCTGCGCCTACCGGCCTCTCGGCCACGCCGTCGGCCTCGACGGTCAACCTGGTGTGGACCGACAATGCCACGGACGAAACCGGCTACAAGGTGGAGCGGAAACCGGAAGGCGGGGCCTATTCCCAGATAGGCACGGCCGGGCAGAACGCCACTTCCTACGCGGACGAGGGCGTGTCGCCTGGCACTTACTACTACCGCGTCAGTGCCTACAACGACTACGGCAACAGCGCCTACAGCAACGAGGCGAGCGCGACCGTTCAGGCCTTGGCTGACAACCTGGCGGACATCACGACGCTGATCCGAAGACGAAGGAGATAACGCATATGCCTACCTATCACGAGAGCGTCACAAAGAACGGAGTCTCCCAGGCGGCGCTGGAGGTCATCCTTCCGCCGCGCGACCTGGGCGAGTATCCCATGAAGACCGTGACCTTCAGCAACGCGGCCGGCGGAGCAGCCCTGGCGGACGCGAAGATCGAAATCGGCCCGACGGCGAGCGGCCCCTGGTTCGCGGAAGACCTGACGGGAACGGGGATTCCTACCCTCGCGGCCGGAGCGAGCGCGGCGTATCGCATGACAAAGGTTGATCGCTGGCTGCGCACGCAGGCGAAAGCGGCGGGAGCTAACTGCAATCTCACCGTCTACCTGGACGCTGTGGGGTAGAGCGATGGTTGAGTACCTGAAATACGGCGCGACGGGCCTGGTGGCGGTCATCATCCTGGCGGTGATGGTGCCGATCATCCGCGCCTTCATCGAGGAACTCAAGGAGAGCCGCCGCGAACGTCAGGAGATGAGAAAAGAACACAACGACTTCGTGGTCAACCATGCCCGCCATACCACCGAGGCGCTGTTGCAGGTGAAGGACGGCCTCGAGCAGGTGTGCCGGCGACTGAATGGAGAGAAGGAATGAAGCCCTGGAAACCGACGAAAGCAGCCCACCTGCTGGTGCTTGCCTTGAAGGAAGTCGGCAAGCTATATGTCCTTGGGAGCGAAGGGTCGCCAGAGGAGTCGCTCAAGACCTGGGACTGCTCCGAACTGGTTCAGCATCTGCTTGCCCAGGTTGGCGTGGAGCAGGTGACGGATTCAGGGGGGCGAGTCACTCCCATCGCCGCCTTCGACGGCGCGGGATTTCAGTGGGAGAGGACGCGCTCGATTCCGTTTGAGGCTGGCGTGAAACTCCCTGGCGCTCTGCTCTTCATACAGTCGGTCTCTGCCTACCCGCGCAAGCCCCACCAGGTCGGACACGTGGCGATCTCGTTGGGCAACGGCTACCTGTTGGAGGCACGCGGCCGCGCTTATGGAGTGACCATCGGGCCGGTGCGTCCGTCCTTCAACCTCGCATGCAAGGTAAGAGAGCTGTACGCCCCGGCGTTGCTGGGGTGACAAGCGCCGACAAGAAAGGAGGTGATCAAGTTGTGGACATGGATGAAGTACCTGTATCTGGCGATCAGGTTGGGCACGCTGTTCGAGAACCTGAAGGTGGTTCGCGCAAGCGACCCCGCAGTCACCAGCGAGTCCTACCAGCCGGCCTCGGCCGCCATCCTGGATGACCCCGGGGTGCAGCGGTGGCTGGGCCGGCTCTCGCCGGAGGAGCAGGCGCGCTTCACCGAGGGCCTGCCGACTTTCGTTTGGGGACTGGACGCGCTCACCGAGTAGGGCAGCCGCGGCAGAATCAGGAGGACAGGCCCCGCTCAGCCGCGGCGGGGTCTTTCTTTCTGCCTCACACCCCGCAGAAACCACTCATTCCGGCCTTGACTTCCCTGCGGAAGCAGGCATGAATGTAATGGCAAACAGGTGTGTGATAGCGAGGCAGAAGATGGCGCAGACGCAGATAGAGAGCAGCAAGGCAGAGACCTACCGGTGGGGTTGTGAGATCGAGTGCTTCCTGCCCGACCAGGCGATCAGGGAGCTGGGCATCAGCATCGGCTCCTACCACCACGGTCACCCACTGCCCTCGCCCTTCCCGCAGGGCTGGACGGCGGAGCGGGACGGCAGCCTCCGCAGCGACCGCAGGGGCTACGTCCCCGTCGAGGTAGTGAGCCCGATACTCCAGGGGCGGGCCGGAATCGAGCAGGTCAAGCAGGTGGCGCAGACGCTCAAGGGCCTGGGGGCAGTCGTGAATACCACAGCGGGGCTCCACGTGCACTGCTCGGCCGAGGCCGTCGCCGGCGACGGCTTCGCAAAGGTCGCCGAGTGGGTCGCCAAGCTCCTCTACCACGTGGCGATGCATGAGACCGCGCTCTACGCCTCGACCGGAACGCATCGCAGGGAGAACGGCGGCTACGCCCGCAGCATCAAGGCGCAGAAGAACGCAGCCGACAGGGTGCGCCGCGCTCCTGATACGCGCAAGCGCGAAGCCCTCCAGGATGCGGTCTACGGACTCGCTCGCTACCACACGCTGAACCTCACCAACTTGTTCACTCGCAAGGCCACGGTCGAGTTCCGCCACGGTGCCGGGACGGTCGAGTGGACGAAGATGGTGGCCCACATCCAAATGGCGCTCGCCCTCTGCGAGCGGGCCACCGAGACCGCAAAGATGGACTGGGATGCCCTCGCCAGTGAGCGCACCTACCAGGTGAGGGGCAAGGGTCTGCGGGAACTCAACCGGTTCTTCTACCTCGCGGGCTGGACTCTGGGCCGCCGAGATGTGGGCAAGCCCCAGGTCGAGATGGCTGGATGGATTGCCGACCTGGCGGACCTGAAGGTGGTGAAACGAGAGCTCAAGCGTTTAGCGCGCAAGTATGATTCCACGGCGCGAGAGGGAGCCGCCTGATGTGCGGGGTCCTCGGCTGGATTGGCAACCCGAAGCACTGGCGCGATTCCCACCGGCTCATGGTGGAACTCGCAATTGCCTCCGAGGAGCGAGGGACAGATGCGGCGGGCTATGCCGTGCTCACCGCGAGCGGCGAGTTGCTCTGGCAGCAGCAACCAGGGCCGGCGCGACTGCTCTTCCGGGACAAAGAGTTCGCGGCGCTTCGGCGGAGGAACGTGGTCATGGCGATCGGCCACACCCGCCTCGCCACCACGGGCGCGCCGGCAGTCAACGGGAATAACCACCCACACCTGGCAGGCAACCTTGTCGGCGGCAGGCCAGCGTGGGCACTCGTCCACAATGGATTCATACCCCTGCACGAACACAAGGCGGCCGCGCTCGGCGTGCGCCTCGAGTCCCAGTGCGACTCGGAAATCTTGGCGCAGGTTCTTGACCGATACGGCGAGACGGAAGGGCCGGAGACCTGCCTGGCGCTCGGCGGGAAGCAATCGGTTCTCGCCATCAACGTCGCCTCCAGAACGATGCTTGCCTGGACGAACGGCGAGATGCCGCTGGTCGCGTTCCGTATCGACGGGCTGACCGGAACCTGGTGGGCCTCCACCGCGGCCATCGCGCGACGTGCACTGGAGCGGCTCGGCCTCACCGCCCGCTTCGCCAAGCCCGTACCCCGGGTGGTGTATCGCCTGGAGTTGGCGGACGGCGAGGTGACGATGACTCAACGGAAGTTGGAGACGCAAATCGGATGA